GGCCGCCTGCATTGCCACGATGTCGGACGTGAGGCGCGCAATCCTTGCCGTCTGCACAGCGGCCAGCGCATCGCGCTCAGCATCACCAAAGTCGAGGTCTACCGTGTAGCGACCTTCCGTGCCACCTGCCGAGATCGTGCCCCTGCCCATCGCTACCGCTCGCCGACGTCCATGTAACTGTCGTAATCGTTTGAATAGTAATTGATGTAATCAACGATGAACGACGTCGTTTCATCAACGTACGCTCGGTGACCCGGCCTAAGGAGCCAGTCGATCACACAGCGTATCCGCATCTGCCCGTTATAAACGCTCACCGAACGCACCCCGGTCAAGGTGCGATCGTAAATGGCCGGAGGTTCTTCATCAACCACGAGGGCAGCGCCATAGCCGCTGATTGTTGCCGTGTAATTTCGTGCTCCGCGATCGTACGCAATCTGCTCGATTGGTGATCGAACCATTTCATGCTCAAACGTTTCGCCCGCGGTGTTCTTTGCTGCACGATATACAACGAACTCTGTTGCGGCGTCGATGTACTCTGTCCACCTAAAGCAGGCTGGAACGACACACTGCGCGTAGCACGACTGATCGACTTGCTGCGTGGACTGCCACGATGAAATCGGAACGCGAACGACACCGGACGGTGTTACGAGGTCCATGACGTAGCGAGTCGGGGACGTGCCGACTTGGCCTGTAAAGTCATGGAAGCCGAGGACCCCGACGTTCTCCGTAAGCGGGCTGTCTACTACAATGACAGCAGCGCGGTGTACGTCCCCTAACACCGCCACAGTCTCATTCAACGGGCTGCTGACTTCGATCCAGCCGAGGATCGTAATCTGGCCGAATAGCGCGGGCGCCCCGAGTGGACCGTCCACCTCGACCCAGCCGTAGACTGGTGCCCGCGCCAACACCGACGGGGCGCCGAGGGGGCCACTATCATCCGACAGCATGCCTTCGGGGGTAATCGTCGCAACCGTGATGCTCAGTGTCGTGTTAACACCGGCCGAGTGCTGCGCGACGAGCACCTGCTGCACAACGGTTGTCGATGTCGTCTCGACCATCTCCGTCATGTAAATCGGCGTCGAACTATCGACCGCCAGCCCGACGAACTCAATGCTTTGCGGCGTTATGCGTATCGCCGCGTGGTAACGCGAAGTCGCGGAGTTGTACCGCTCGTGGTATGCGTAAATGATCGTGGTCGTGCCGCTGCGCTGTATCTTGCAGCCTAACGACTTCAGGTCATTCGCGGGGTGGTAACTCAGCAGAAGTGTCGGCCTCGAGGTCAGGCCGTACATTCGAGAAATGTTGGAGACCGTATAGCTCGTGCTGGTCGTGTTAGCCGGCGCTGTTCGGTAGAAGCCGAGTGCTGCCTCGGACGAAAACATCAGCCCGGTCGATCCACCCTCGAAGAAGGTGTTCGCTAGCAATGCGCTAAAGCCCGTGTCGTCTGAGTCCAGCGCCTGTAGCGTCGTGACACCGGAAACACCGAGGTCTGCCGCCCATGCGGCATACGTATCCACGGGCGATGTAGCGCCCGTGCCGACCGTGTAGGTCAGTTGCTGGTTGCCACCAAAGACGACAGACGGCATACCCGAAACTCGCGCTTAACCGATCGTTGCCGAGATGACGTCGATTGGCCCACCAGCAAGAACGGTGAGCGTGTTCATCACGATCTTCCCTGACACCGGGGCGCTCCCGGCCTGCGCGGGGATTGCCAAATGAACATCGCCGTCCGAGTCGCAGATTTCGCCGTAAGCGATGGTGCCGCTGGCGTCCGCCGCGGTGTCTGGCCCAGCGATGGAAAGCGTGAGTTGCCCGGTCGTTCCGTGTACCGTCCCGCAAGGATCGGACAGCGGTACCTGACCCAAAAGAACGTCAGCGCTTGAGCGCAGCCGGATGAATCCGGCACCGGCGCCGCTGTCAATGAGATCACGAAAAGAGGTGTGCGCTGCTATCTTCGCGGCGGGGGAATACGTTGGTATTGACGGCACTGGCATGGTCGGGCTCCCTTAGACGGTTGAAAGTCGTTCAAGCACTAGCAATCGCAACGACGATCGATCCGCGCCTGGAACGTAGAGATCGGGTATCGCACTGAAGACGCCGTCGCGTGTGGAAACGGTGACGACGCCGTACAGCTGAATGAGACGATCGACTGCTGCGTCAGCGGTGGCGTTCGGGCGCCATAGCAGATCAATTTGCAGGTCAGCGTCTGCGTAACCAAAGTCATTAAACGCAGCTCCACCGTCCAGTGTCGGGATGCGATTTGTGCGGCGCCTCTTTTCCGGCGAGACGGTATCGGGCAGCAACTCGATCTGGATGAAACCGAGAGGATCAAAAGTTGGTGCTGAAAGATACGCGTGCATTTCAAATCCCCAGAAGCAGTTTCAGGCCTTGTTGATTGACACGAATCTGCACGGCCTTCAGCACTTCCCACATGAACGCTTCAAGGTGCGGCGCCAACCCACTGCCGTCGATCTTGATCATGCCATCACCTCGGAGCATCGCATCGGTCTGCGCACGCATGTTGGCGATGGTCGCCTCCGCAATTTGCTTTTGCAATTCAAACTCTTGCGCGCGCCATTGATTCTCCAACTCGATCTGATCGCGAATGTCCGACATCGCGCTCCAGCTCAGATTGTTTTCGTCCTTGAACAGGCCGAACAACTCGCCGAGCAGGTCGCCGGTCGACTCAATGCCGACGTTGATCGAATCGAATGCGGCGACAACCTGTTTGGCCTGAGCCTCAATCTGCGCGACATTGAGAGTGACGACGGCTTCGATGAGCTTGATGCGTTCGTTGCTGGCGATTTCCTCCAGCTTGATTTCGGCATCTTTCGTGTTCTTGGCTAACGTTATGAGTTGATCGCTTGTCAACTTAACGCCGGAGCCAAGTTGAGTCATGATGGCGGACGTTGACGACAAGTCCACCGACGCACTTTTAGACGCTTCGCCAGCGTCTTTAGTTGACGTCGCTACGCCACCGACCGCGTCTTTGTAGCCGATCACCTTCCCCGTCGCCGCGTCGACAACAGTCTCAACGCCCTTGATGCCTGTCTTTACGTTCTCGTTTGCCGTTGTGAGCTTGTTCGACTCCGAGGCTGTCTTTTCCGCCGCGGCGGCTTGATCGAGCATCGCCTTATTTGCAGCGCCGAACGGGTCCACCATCGCGTTGGCGACGCGGATCGAATCGCCCGAAGCCTCGGTGGCTGTGTCGAGGCTGGTTGCTGTTGAGGCTGCCGACTCACCAACACCGGTCAGTGCCTCTGCCGCTTTGGGTGCCGACGCGGCGAGCTCGTCCGTGTTGTGTGTCAGGTCGTAGATCAGTCCGCCCAGCGATCCGCTGCCGGTCATCTTGTCGACAACGTAATCGATACCGTCGGCCAGGACCGTCCCGACAGCGTAGCCCGCCGCGCCCGCCGCGCCCGCCGCGCCCGCGATACCGATCGCGCTGCCCAGCGTTCCCGCTGCAGTGGTCAGAACACCCATCGCTGTAGCGCTGCTTGCGATGTTGACCGCGAGCGCGCCGAGCTTCGCCGTGCCGAGCAACGACAGGCCGGTGCCCAACGCTTCGATAGCGCCGCCGACGGAACCGATGGCCGGGAGTAGCGCCGTCATCACGTCGGCCAGGCCGAGGATGTAGCCGCCCGATTTCACTGTCTCAGAATTCAGGTTGCCGAAAGCCTGGATGAGTGGCATCGCCGCTTGCACAGCATCGCCCCACGCATCGACTATGCCAGCGCCGGCCGTGATCAGATTGCCAATTACATCAACCGCGGTCTGAATGGCCGCGCGCAAACCTTCAACAGACGTTAGATCGAGGTCACCAAAGATGCCGCCGAGTGAGTCCGCGAGTGTTTCGATCGCGCCGGCGAACTTGCCGAAGTCGACACCCTCTAGCGCTTCCGGAAGGGCGGCCGCAACGCCTTTCAAGAATTCGCTGATGCGCCCGGTTACGCCGTTGACCGCTGCAAAGACCTCATCGAACGCGCCCGCGTTAACACTGACGGTGAGCGACTTGAAGACGTCAGTGATGCTCGAAATAATGCCAGCGAATCCGCCTTCCAAACGCTGGCCAACCTCGATGAGCAGAACGTTGGCGTTGTTCTTTAGCGTCTGCGTTGTGTTCTCTAGCGTCTGCGACAGAGCCTTGTACGCGCCGTCGGTGACGCCAGCGGCCGTACTCATGTCGGTAAGAGCTTTAGCGTAAACACCGGACTTATCCGCGCCGAGTGCGGTGGCGGCCTTCAACGCCTCGATGCTCGTGAACAGCGTGGCCATTTCTGTCACGTTGCCGCCGGTCGCCTTTTGAACGTCGGCGAGAACGCCGCTCAGACCTTTTGACTCCAGGGCTTGCGCGTTGAACTGGATGCCGAGTTCCGCTGCTTTTTCCGCGGCCTCTTTCGTCGGGCTGATGATGCCGACGAGCGCCGCGTTAATGCCAGTCATCGCTTGCGATGTTGGGACACCAGCAGCGGTCAGTCCAGCGACAGCCGCGGCGACTTGCTCGAAAGGTAACTTACCTGCTGCAGCGGTTGCCGTGACCATGGACAACGACGTCGCTAACTCAGGTAACGTCGTTTGCCCGAGCTGGATGGTCTTGAACATCAAATCGCTGTACTTGCCCGCCTCGTCGGTCTTGGCACCGTACGCGTTCATCGTTCCGGTCAGCGCGAGCGTCGTGGCCTGTAGGTCGGCCTTGCCGGCGACGGATAATTTCTCCGCCGCGGTAACGAACTCGATCGACTTCTCCCACGCAACACCGGCGGAGACTGCGGTGTAGATCGCCCCGTTAATGTCTTCAATCGATTTTGTGGAGGTGGTTGCGTAGTTCTTAATGCTCGTCTCGAGCTGCGCAACCTGGGAGTCCGTGCCGCCGAACAGTGTGCCGATCTCGGCTACTGCCCCACCAAACTTGCCGGCCTCGAGAAGTGCTGCGCCACCGAACGCGAGGCCGAGGGCGACAACCGCGGTGTCGACTTTCTTGATCGTATCCGCCGCCGCATTAAGCGGAGCGATGGCGTCCTTAGCGCCGTCGGCGAAGCTCTTGATGCCAGCGCCGACCGATTGGAGCACACCCGAGGTGTTGTCAATCGCCCCGAATATGATCTCAATCGTCTTCTGGACATCAGCCACTTATCTGCCCCTTGTTCTCGTAGTACCACGCCCAGAGGCTAATTTCGTCTTGCGTTAGATAGCCCTGCGGGAACATGTCGGGGCGATGCTGGTAGAGAAACCCTCCCCGCAACTCACATAGCTGAAGACTCGCTATTGTGGAGCGATCGTTTGCGAGGAGGGTTGCGATTTTACCCGGCTGGACCCCTGGCCCGTGAGCAGACCAATCTTGTTCGTGACCTCGTAGAATTCAATCGGACAAACCTCCGCGATCTTGGCAACGTCGGCGTGCGTCAGTACAGGTTCGACGCACCCGTGCAACAGCATCTCCATGCGCTTTGCAATTTCGCCTGGCGTATCGGACGTGAGGCCGAGCGCCTTGCGTATGGTGTCGATCTGGTCTTTCTGCGTTGTGATCGCCTTGACCACAGCCTCGACGGCGTTCTGTCGTGTCCCGGCCTCATTGGCTTTGTGCAACTCATTCGCAGTAAGACCGCGGATGACCAACACCGGCTCCGCGCCGTCGGCAAAGAAGTCTGCCAACGGCGGGACCGGGTAACGTTCAGTTCGCGGCTCGAACTTGGCAGCCGCGAACTTGTCGGACAGGAAGGCGCTCACGAAACTTCACGCGCCGTCGTTTGCGCACTGATCGTGCAGGCTGCTTGAATTTGATCGGCTGCCGGGAACGTGCGCGCGATGCCGAGCTTGCCCTGCGCCAGCAGATACGGGGTCTTGTAGCGATCGGGGTAGAACTTGAACCACAGCGTCTCGTTCTTCAGTGTCACGAGCGAATCGCCGACGCCGTCGTTGAGGAACGCGGTGAACGAACCTTGTCCCAAGGTGCTGGAGGTGCTGCCGATCGTGCCGCCGTAGATTTGCGTCGACGTCACGCTGTGCGTCGTTTCCGGCGGCACGAAATCGGAGGCCAGCGAAACGTCGCCAAAGATCGGAGACGCGTACTGCGCATATACGGCTTTCGGCACCGAGGCGGTGTGGATCAGCGGCAGCGCATCCAAGAACGTGACAGTTCCGCCGTCGTAGTTGATGTCGTACAGCGGGAAGTCGGCGCGTTCACGATGCAGGCCGACGACTTGGAAAATCTGCTCCGCGGTAATGATGGCTGCGGTGTTCGAGGTCACGCGCACCTGCGCCACCTCGATCGAGCCGACAGGGATAAACGGAGGGCCACCAGCCGCGTTGCGCGTCTCAGAGAACGCCGACGTGGCGCTGTCCGTGCCAGCGACGACGACGATGGCGCCGCTTGAGTTCACGGTGATCGAGTTGATCTTTGCGACGGCAGTGGCGGGGCGGGTGATGGCAACGTCCGCCGCCGCGCCGACGGCGGTGACAACACCGGCCAGATTGCACGTCAGCGCTGACACGTCGACGTCATCGGTACCAGCCGCTGCGGCGGGGACAACGGCGCCGCCAGTCAGCAGTCCGTTGGGACGAACGATCGGCGCGTAGCCAGCCTTTCCGGACCACAGCGTAGCCGCACTCTCGAAGATTTTGTGATCGCCTGAGTCGGTGAGCGCGGCCATTGCGACAGCGTTCTGTCCGGCTTCGTATTGCAGTTTTGCATTTTCAGCAGTCGACATGACTATGCTCCTTCATTGGTTGATAAGCGTGAGAGGGTTGCTCGCCGTCGTTCGGTAGACAAACGTGTACGTGACAAGGGCACCGCACCAAGGACTCTGACCGTCGCCCACCTGCGGCGTTATTGTCAGCAGTTGAGAACTCCGAACGAGGCCGCCGAGCGTTAGATCGGGGTCGTCGGAAACGTTTGGATTCAAAGGCGATCGAACCATCGCAACAGCGATGTCGCCGGCGAGCTCCAGCGCCACGTCGGCAAACGGCCGGTCGCGCGTTTTGTCGTAATACTCAAGGACAACGTTGAGTTCGCGATCAACCCACCCGGCGCCCTTCAGGACCTGCGCATCAACGCCGGGCCAATAGTTCACTGCTGGCAGGTCTTCCTCGATGAACGGTTTCAGCGTGGACCGACGTATCCGGCCCATCGTGGTGTGGTACCCGTGCGCTGCTGTGATCAAGCCAAGGCGCGCCTCCACGGCGTCGAGGATCTGTTGTTGCGGCGTCACTGGAGTCCCTCCAGCAGCATCTTGTTAAGAGACCCGAGCAGCGGCGGAATCTCCGCTTCTGCCGCGTCCCGCATTCCGAGTTGAGGCTTGATTGAGACCTCCTTCGCGAAACGAAACTTCTGCTTCCCTTGGAGGTAAAGACCGAAGCCTTCGGGACCAACCATCACACGCCCACCGGCAGCGAAGACCATCGTTGACGTCATACGCATAACGCCGGCTGCTGTCTTGTTGTCGTCCGTTGGAATGTTCAGGTACGGACCGCCAGGGAGCCAGCGATACTTGTCGCGCGCCTTGACCGTACCCCCGAGCTCGTGGATACGTGCGTAGAGTGCCGTGCTGTAGACGCGCCCGCGGAGGTCCGTGAAGTCGGTGCCCTCGACTTTGGGGATGATCGATCGTGCCAGGTTGCCCGTGCGCGATTGCATCGGCGTCCCACGGAGGTTCCGCAGCACCCGCTCGTGTGTTGCAAACGTAGCGGTTGCGATCGCCGCCTTCGCTGCTTCAAACAAGTGGGCCGGGAGGATCGCCAGGAATCTGCCAACCTCGGTAGCGCCGATGACTTCAACGGATGCCACGTCACCACACCTTCGCCGTATGGACGAACGGGTCCAACAATCGTTTGACTTCTTTCAGCAGCCCGAGTTCCGGCCAGCTTGTAGAACCACCATCGGTCGACACCGAGGTTGCGCCGATCGTATCCCGCCGCTGCCACTCGTGAAGGACCTGCAGCAGCGCCGCACGGTGCAGCGGATCGGGCCGGTCCTCATAGCCCCCGGTGTAGGTTACGGCCAGGGGTCCGTCAAACGATGCTGCCAGGATCAAGCCAAAGGCCCGAATTTGCGCCGCTTCCAGGGTCGGTGGGGTAGCACCACCATCCGTCGGAGTTATCGCAGCCACGGCCGAGACCGGCAAGGCCTTGAGGGGTACGTGAAACCCGTCGACCTCGACTGTTTCGGTGTAGGTATCGAGCTCGAACGCGCGCCCCGTGTAGCTCTCAAAAGCCTCGTAGACCGACGTCACAAGAACCTTCAGCGATGGGTACTCGTCTATGCTGGCCTTCTCGAGGCCGAGCATAGATTGGAGTTCGCTGAAGGTTACGAGTGTCAGCACGGCTAACGAGGCTCTTGATTACGTCGGGGTGACGCTCGTCTTGGGACCAGCGATCGCGACGCAGACACCGGCAGCATCGGCGACGTCGGAGGTCATCAGCACCTTGTAATAACGGCGGCGCGGATTGATCACGTGCAGAACTCCGAAGTCGCCGTCATTGGTAAGCGTCAACGCGTCGCTGGTGTTGCCAGCGCCGGCCACCTCGTCGGTCCAGTCGGTGCTGCCGTCTGCGCTGTGTTGCAGCTTGCAGACCACGTTGCCGCTCGTACCGTCCAGCGTCATCGCCAGGGCGAAAGCCGCGCTCAGGTACAGGCTCATGTCGATCGCCGCGCCGCTGTTGGCCCCGCTGGCGAACAGGCCCGCCGCGAAGTTCTCGGTGATGGCGAAGTTGCTTTTCAGATCATGCTTCATGTGTGTTCTCCGAAATTGGTTTCAGTGTTCGCGACGATTAGGAGGCCGCGATCTTCAGGACGCGGAACGCCTCGGGCATCACGACCTTGCCGCCGGTGCGACGCTTCACGATGAAACCGGTCTGGTCGTATTCGGCGTAACGTTCGATCAGGCGCTGGACCGTGATGCCGGCGCGGTCGCGAATCTTGTACCCGCTCCGGAAGTCGCCGAGTGCGATCGGGAACGCACCAGCGCCGATGTCGGCCATGCCTTCGGGGTTGATCAGCGGACGGCCCAGCAGGAGAGCCGGGGAGCCTGCCTGCACCGGGGGCTGCCACAGATAGACGCCATTGTCGTCTTTCAGCTGGCGCACGATACCTTCGGTCGTGCTGTTCATGGCCCAGGTCGCGTTGCGGCGATAGGTCTTCTTCAGCGCCTGCAGCATCGTGATCAGCGCGTCGACGCCGTTGTGGGTCGTATCGCTGAGCGCCGCGGCCACGCCGGAAATTGTGAAGTTCGCCAGCACGCCAGCGGACGACATGAGACCCTGCGGGGAGGTTGCACCGTCACCAGTGACGAACGCCGAGTCCTCGGCTTCCGCCACGGCGCGCGAGAAGGCCCCGTTGAGTTCGCCCCAGATATCGGCTTCGGCATCGTCCAGCGTGTTGTTGTGGATCAGCGTGAGGGCCTTCAGGTCGAAGATCGTCAGCGTTTCGCCGCCAGCGGTCAGGTCCTGCGGCGACACCGCCAGCGTTGCCACGCCCCACGCCACGGCTGGCTTCTTCAGCGACGGCATGTAGACGCGGTCACGTCCGGTCGTCCCGACCTGGCAAACGGGCCGCACCTCGGCGTCGTTGTACGCTGCCATGAGGACAGTGTTCTCCCAGGCCACCGGGACGAGGAAACCACCATCGGCGTCGGCGATGCTGGACAGCGCACGCTGCTCCTCCGGGGTCATCAGCGAGCGCCCGTTCTCTCCAACACCATAACGCAGAAACTTGACGAACGCGGCTTGGCGAACTTCGGTCTCCTTGTCGATCGGGGCACCGGCGTTGTTGGCCGGGCGCTGGGCCGCCTTCGCGGCGTCATCCAACTGCTTGCGCAGCTCGGTGATGTCGGCGTTCGCCTTCTCGATCGCGGCGACAGTCGTCGGATCGGGAGCGCCGGTTTTCGACGTCTCCTCGATCTTGCGATCGACGTACGACCGCAGCTCGGTCGTTGCGCGGTTGATTTCCTCGATGAGCTTGTTCATGTCCATGATCTTGTTTCCTTCAGGTAGTGGTTTTCAGGAAGTCAGGCTGGCGCGAAACGCCATCAGCCGACTCAGAATTTCGGTGGAGACGTCGGGTTCCTCGGAGGGCAAAAGGCCGCGAATGCGGGCGACTTCCGCTGGCTCCAAACCAGAACGCAATTCATCGCACAAGGCCTCGACCTTGGCGGCGCGCGCGACGTTGATCGCCTCGCGCACTGTGTCTGGGAGTTCACCCAGTTTCCTCATGTCGACTGCCGGTGTCCCCACGAGCAGTGACGTGACCTCGCTGAGAGTCAACGACGTGTTGGCGGCGAGCGCTTCCGGCGTCATGTTCTTCTCGGCGAGGTACTTGCGCGTCGCGATCTGAACGGGTGACCCGCGCAGGTCGCGCTGACTCAGCGTAACGAGTTCGTCCGTATAGGCCGAATACATGCTGGAGAATTCTGTGATGGCCGACGCCACGAGTTCCCTGACTTGATCGCCGGCGGACCCGCCGTACCAAATGTCATCGAGGGTTCGAAACAACGCCGAGAGAATCAGGTCGCCGCGGCGGCCCAACTCATAAGCGGAGTACGTTTCCTGGTATTGCTGAGCGCGTTGTTCTGCTGGCATAGCCCGAACTCCTGTAATGACAGCCTCGCTGTTCGCTTCGAAGATAACTGGGGACACTTCCATCAGCATGACTTCGGTGATCACGCGGAGGTTGTTGACCCACTTGTCTTTGACCGCCCGGAAGCCGAAACTGAACGTATCGATTGCCGCGGCTTTGATCAACTCAAACGTCTCTCGTGCCTTCGGGACACTGAGGACAAGCTGCCCACGGAAGAAAACACCGCGGTCATCTTCGCGCAATTCGATCGGCGTTCCGATGACTTCCTGCTGGTGGTTCCACAGAACCTTGATTCGGCTACCGCGTTCGCGCAGTGTCTTGGTGAACGCGCCGCGCTGAAACATCGAGCCGTAGGAATCGACAGTGTCCCAAACGGCGATGTAACCCTCGATGATTCCCTCATCGGTGGTGGCCCTGATTTCCCCGCTCGTGCTGCGATGTTCGATTTTCATGGTGCTCACTCCGGTGATTCTACATTAACGAACGAAATGAGGAACAAACTTTCTTTGAGTTAGCGCGGGACTGTCCAAATCAGGAACCACTGGCTTTCTTCAGTGCGAGTCCCTGTAGATCGTTCAGTCGGGACAGTCGCGTTTCTTCGGCCTCGTTGGCTCTGGCCGCGAGTTCTTCTGGTGTCAAACGTTTAAGCGTCATTTCCCCAGGCTTACTAACGAAACGCTGGAGACGTTTCTTCTTGGTTGTCGTTGGCATGTTTGTCTTCCTAAAGTGGTCTGAATGCGCCGATGCGGATCGTTAGAACTTTCGAGTAGCCGTACGTGTCATAGGCCTCCATGCTTGCGCTTTTGATCACGAACGATCCCGGAGGGAAGATCAACTCAGCTTCACCCGAGTGATTCCCTAGCCCCATCTTATCGATAAAGAGCCCCGGATCGCCAGCCTTTCCTTCAATGATGAACAGTGCCCCATCCTGACTGCCAAAGTTGGCAGCGACTTGTTTGTCAAACGATGAGGAGATTATCCCGCGATCGGTAAGCTCCGCGCCGATCAAGTCGTCAAAGTCGTTCGGGTCGATACCCATCGCGTCCAGCGCTTGCTTGTTGACCCCGCGATAGAGAACGGCGTCCGATTGCAACGTCGTGAACTTGTTTGTCTTGAACAGTTCCTTTAGGGTTTCGGCTTCGTCAATGCTGCTGGACTGAACGGCCGTATTCTTTCTCAGGTACTTATTGATCTGACTGTAGCCGCCGCCCTTGTACGACTCAAGAGCCTTTAGCTGTTTGTCCGATGATGTCTTGATTACCTCGTCGGCGATCTGCGAATGCGGCACCACCTGCTTAACCCTGTCGAATGAACGCGGGCGCACCTTGAGGGTGGCTGCTTGCCGCGGCGTTAGTTGCGCCGGGACATTCGCCTTCGCTGCGGCGAGTTGTGCCGCCTTCGCTGCGGCGTCCGCGGCTGCTTTCTTTGCAGCGGCCTCGGCCAGCGCGGCTTTCTGCGCCGCCTTCGCTGCGGCGTTGGCTGCTTTCTTCTTTGCCCAGGCGGCGGAGTTAGCCGCTTTCTTCTTAGCTTTCTTCGCTGCGAGCAGTGCTGCCTCAGAGGTGTTGACCGGGGCGGGGGTTGTGGCCGGAGTCGTCGCTGCTACCCGGAATTCAAACGACATGAAACAACGGCAGTTGATACGGTCGGCGGCCGCGACACTGGGGTCGCACGGATAACGCGGACCCTGACCCCCCACCTGCGAGCTGAAACGATTGTCGATCGGCACAACTTCGCCGTCGCGGGCGACGTGCGCGTCCCGTACGTTGGCAACGCTGGTCAACCATTTCTTGTGAGTGGCACCAGACGTCGACCCCGCAGCCAGTTGGCCCACGCCGGTTGCGGCACCGGCCGTTGTGCGTGCAATACGCAACGCGCGTTCGGGAGAGAACGCGCCAGTGTCCACGATCGCTTGTTGAATCTTGCTCGGTGGCCAGCCGTTCGCAACTCCATACGCTGTCTGGTCGATAATGAACTGTGCGGTGGCTTCCTGAATGAAGGACTTTTCTTTCAGGATAATTAGCTCATCCTGTAGCGAAGCCTTGATCGTTGCTAGCAGTTCCTCCTCGTACGGTGTGTTCTCACGTAGCTCGATCAGGAACCAGTTCGACCTCCTCGGGCGCGCCACGGTCTTCGCCATCTCGAGGGCAACAGTTATGTAGACCTCCTCGATAACGTCGGTCAGTTCACTGTCGTAAGAGGCTGCCGTAACAACCGGGTCCCGACCTGCTTCGATCGCATTAAAGACAGCGGTACCCTGCTCCGCCAGAAACTGAGCGTACAGTGATGCCGCGAACTTCTCAACCAAACGGTCACGCAGCTTGATTTCGCTGTCCACACTCCGCTGCTCGAGTGGGACCAATTCAAAAGACCGGGCGCCCTCCGTGTCGTCGTCTGGTGGATCGGGTGGAGCCCCCGGCGGTGGAGCCTCGCTACCGGACTCGTCCCAGCCGTCGTACTCGTCCAGGCCTAGACTCAGCTTGTCGTTAAGGACACTCACCGGCACCCCCATGCTGTGATAGACCTTGCCGACTTTGGCCTTCTCGATCTCGTTGTCCTTCAACGCCGCCACGTCGCTTGTGTCGTAGCCGAGTGTGAGGCCCGGCGCGAGCTCATCGGAGAACGAGTGATTGAACGCATCCTTCATCGTATCCAGCAGGGGCAGTATCGTGGTCTCCCAGAAGACACGGCGGCTCACTGTGAAGTTGTTGAACGTGCTGGACTCTTGTACGCCGGCCAGTTGTGGAGGGACCCCGTAGACACTCAGTATCTCCAAACGGTTGTCCTTCCTCGATTCCAAGAAGTCGAGTTCTGTCGGGCTAAGGGACAGCCGCGTGTACATCGCGTCCTCGCCGATCACGAGCGGTTTGCGTGCGTTCTTTTTGCCGCTGAACTTCTCCATGATACGTTCCATGATGTTCTTGGATTGCGGCGCATCCAGCGGTCGCTTGAACGTAAAGACACCGTCGACAACACCGCGGTTCTGCATTGTCGACGTGTTCCAGTCGAGCTGTGAATTGTCGAGGTCCACAGTGCGCGCGGCGGCGGACAGCGGAGCAATGCCGAGATACGGGTTCGCGGGGTCGATGAATCGAATGTGGATTACCGTCTGCGCGTTGTACTCCGGGTCCCGGATGTCGCCGCCGCCGTCGGCTTTCCTGATATAGCCGTCGATGAATAGCGTCGGGTCCTTGCTTGGGATGGGTGCGAGTCGGTCGGGGCTGATCGGCCACAACTCCACGGTCCTGCCGCGGAGGATCACTTTCTTGAAGTACCCGTTACCGGCGAGCTCGAGCCACGACACAACCATCTCGAACACCTGCTGTCGTGTCAGGTGCGGGTTCGGTTTCGCAAAGAGAAGCGACAGTGGGTGGTCCCACAGCGGACTCATCTCCTTGTCGAACACGACCCAAGGAACAGTTGAGGCGCTTTGGGTGATCAAACGAATGGCGCGGTAGACCCACGGGTTCGACTTGTACCCGTCAGCGACTGCGTCCGTGATCTTCCAATCTGTCCACGCGGCGCTGTTGTTCGTGACGAAGTAAGCGTCGCTAGTCGCCATGTTCCGCTTGTCGATCTTCATTTGTTTCTTCCTGAGTTTATTGGCACGAGTCTTTGATCTGCGCGGCGTCGCTTACTCTGCGCACGATGATACCGTCCAGTGACCGTTGAACCAGCGCCGTGTCGTCGGTGCGCGGAACAGTTACGGCGTCGAGGACACGATGAACCTTCGTGTGGCACTCGGTATCGATCGCCGCATCGAACGAAGCAGAGACCGTGCGATGTAGAGAACCTTCCGGAAGGACGTAAGCGTTAAGGCTTGCAGCATTGGATGGCCGGTGCAAGACCGCAGCGCTCATCAACGCTGTCGCAGCACCTGCCACGTAAATCATTGCGTCGATATCGGCGGTCACTAACGTCGTCAACGAAGACGAGATAACGGCGCCCAGCGATACGGAAGCGAACCGCGCCTCCTGTACCGCAGCGGTGAGCGATACCTGCGCCAACGTTCCGCCAAGCACTACCGCGTCGATCGAAACAGAGGCGGTGTAGCCTGCGGCGATGGATGCACCCAACGTCGCGACAACCTGCTGCCGTTGCAGGATCGCGGACGACAGTGCAACCGACGACGATCGGGCTTGCAGGATCGCGCCGGAGAAGTCTGCGATCACAGTGCGCCGAAGCTGCACCGCCGCCTGTAAGGTAGAGCTTGCGGTACGCGCAACGGCGACCGCGGCCCCCAGGTTAGCGGTGCTTGAACGGACAACGGCGACCGCCGCACCCAGCGCGGCGGTCGCCGAACGTGCGGCTAGGATCGCCGCGTCTAGTGTCGCGTTGACGGCTGTGCCGCCGCTGATAACGGCGTTCAGCGATAGTGCATCCGTGTGCGGCGCACGTATTGCCGAATCGATTGCCGCGGTAACGGTACGTGCAGCGGCGATCGCGGAGGAGAGGTCTACGGACGCGGAGGCGGTGCGACGGACGACGGCGTCGATAGACGCAGTATTCGATCGCGCCTGCTGAATCGCAGCACCCACACTCGACGCGGCTGATCGCGCGAGGCTGATCGCGGCGTCGATTTCGCCGGACAGAGACTGCGCGGCGCGGATCGCGGCGCCGAGCGATGCTGTCCTGCTGCGCGCCAACACGATCGCAGCGTCGACCGATGCCGTAGCCAGCGTCGATCCGTAGTGGATGATTGCCGCACTCAGCGAAACCGTGGCTGGGCGAGCGTGGCGGACGGCGGCGTCGAGTGTTGCGTAAGCTGTGAAGCCACCCAACACCAACGCGCCGAGCGATGCACTCGCGGTGTGCGCCTGAAGGACGGACGCGCCGATCGAGGTTTGTGCCGAAAGCGGGGCAACGATCGCTGCCGTTAGCTCGCCGACGGCGGCGCGACGAAGGACGACCGCGGCGCCCAGGTCGGCGGTGATCGTCGCAGTGTACCGGACCGCCCCCTCCAGCGATGCCGTGGCCGAATCCTGCGCCCGGATCGCCGCCCCAATGGTGGAGGTAGCTTGCGCCCCCGAACGTACAGCAGCGCCCAAGTTTGCCGCGGCTGTGGCCGGTGCCCGGATCGCTGCGTCGATGGTCGACGCGGCAGAGCGCGCGACTCGAACGGCAGCGTTAACAGACGACGCGGAACTGCGGGCGAAGCGAACCGCCGCGCCAATCGAAGTGGTGGCGGAGCGCGCGGCTCGGACTGCACTGTCAATCGAAGTGGTGGCTGAGCGCGCCGCACGGACAGCCGCGTCGACTGAGGCGGTGGCGGAGCGCGCCAGGCGGATCGCTGCGCCAATCGATACCGTCGCGGTCTGCTGCGTGGCGGCATTGATTGAGGCATCGAGGCTCGCGGAAGCGGAACGCGCGAGCTGTAGTGCTCCGTCTATAGTGCTAGTTGCCGATCGCGCGACACGGACAGCAGCACCGACAGCGGCGCTCAACGTCTTCGGTGCGTCGATCGCGGCGTCGAGCGAGGCCGACGAAGTACGTGCGGCGCGTACCGCAGCGTCAAGCGTCGCGACAGCGGTACGTGCAGCACGAATCGCGGCGCTGACGTTTGCTGTGCTGGTGCGCGCCGCACGTACCGCGGCGTTGATGTCAGCTGTCGCTGATCGCGATGTAACGACGACAGCGCCGAGTGCCACCGAAGCGTTCCGTGCGGCGCGGATCGCGGCACCCAGCGCGGCGGTAGCGGAGCGTGCCTGGAGGAGTGCGGCGCCGATGTTTGTCGTACTCGTGCGCGCCAAACGGACAGCGGAATCGATCGACGTGGTACGTGTCTGCGCTGCTCGGATCGCAGCAGTGATGCTGGCCGTCGCTGTGCGCGCCTGCAGAATCGCGGCGGACAGCGATGGTGCGGCGGTACGCGCGACGGCGATCGCTGCGGAGAGACTGGTGCGGAGCCCGGTCGATAACGAAGCGGTCGCCGTGACAACGGATGCTGCGCTGGCGTTGAGCAGAATCTGCGTCGTGAGGGCTGCTGTTACTTCCGTGCGACTGTAGAGCGCGCCATAGATTTCGCCGCTGGAATCGGTCAGCGTTCCCTTCATCGTGCTAATGCACTCGCCGCGGCGAGGCTTCAGCTTTCGTAGATCGGTGTTGCCGTTGCCGCGGACAATGAACACTGTGCCGTCAACGGCGGACGGGTTGATGAGGTGCGTAACGGTGTCTTCTTGAACCGTCCACGTAACGCCACCGTCCAGCGAGATTGCCCAGCCAGCGTCGTTTCCGCCGGCTGCAATGAACGCTTCGCCGATCGGGTCATACGCAACCGAGCGCCAGACGCGACCGGTAGACGGCATGTCGATCGCCGTCCACGATTCGCCATCCACACTCCACTGGAGCTTGTCAGCTTGCGAGTCACAACCTGCAATGAATCGGCCCTGTCCAAATGCAAACTGCTGCACTGTCGTGTACAGCATATCGGCCGAGGTCCAGCCCGCGCTGAGATCATCAGTCCACAAGCAGAAGTCGTTCCAGCCGATGATGACGTAGCGGCTAACTCCGTCAAATGCGATGCTGTTCTCGCCAGCCAATATCTGATTGGAGATGTCACCAGCATCGATCCAGTCCAAGCCGTTCGTTGAGTACACGATCCGCGGGAACGTGTTGGACGTGTAGAACAGCTTCCCGTCCGAGGTCGTGCCAAGCGAATAGATGCCTGTCGGTGTGCTCCCGATGTCGGTCCAGTCGATGCCGTTCGATGACAGGAATGACGACGACGATCGAATGTAGAACTTCCCGACCAGCGGCAAATAGCCAACGGAATCATTCGCAAACGCAACACCGGGACCAGTTCGATGCGTCCATGTTTCGCCGTTGTCGTTTGAAGATACATACGCCGTCTGGCTTGAGTCATAAGCGTGGAGCAGGATGTCCTGCCGCCCCACGATTACGCCGGCCTGTTCGTTCGATGGGCGCGTGACTATTGCGACGTTCGCGCCGCCGCGTGCAACCTCGATCGGGTTGATGTTGACGAGTGTGGCGGTGGCCGTTACCGAGCACTCCAAACGCCCAACCAGCCCCTCAATCGGGACGCTCGTCAACGTCCCGGTCATCGTGCAAACGCACCCCGGTGAGGTCGTTACGACCTCGAGTGTGTGGACCTTTGTGTCAGACGCGAGGATATATCGATTGCCGAGGTCTGTAGCGTCGCGCCAGTAGCCCGCCGTGACCGGCAACGTTACGGTGTCCCAATCCAAGCCGTTCGGCGAAAGGATAGCCTTGCTTGCGGAGTCCAATCGCTCAACCGCAACGAAACAACCGTTGACGTATGCGGAGTGCGTGTAATAGTCGGTGCCGGCGATGGTGGCGTACTCGCCCCAGCGCCCCGCGACAGTGGTGCTATACGCGCGATAATCGCCGCCAGCATTGGTGAAGCCGACCCAACGCCCATTCCCATAGACCAAGTCCATGACGGTGTTGAACGCGGGCGCGTAATCGCCCTGCGTCCAGCTCACGCCACCGTCTGTGGAATAGCGACAATAGTTCGATACCGGCGCGTGATACGTCAGGTCGCCATCACTAACGCCTGGCCCGCCGCTCCCTGAATACTCAGTCCACGTTGTGCCGTTTGTTGTGACTGCGTAATACGAGCCCCACGTAGCCGTTGCACGCGACGGGTGTTTGTCGTTGCTGATGCCGCCAAAGTTCGTGCCGGCTGCTGTAAAGGCAGTGTTCCACTCCCAACCTGTCGCACCATTGGCGCTGCTGTAAACATCGCCGTTGACGTCGAACAAGTGGAAACGCCCGGCCGCGTATCCTATTGCTTCAATTTGCTGGCCCGGTCCTGTCGCCGAGGTCCACGTTTCACCATCGTCCGAGTAGTAGACCGCTGGTGTCGCAGAATTATACCGCGTCATAACCGCACGCGAGCCGCTGGACATCAGCTTAACATCGATGCTCGCGAGAGGCGTGTCGACCGTCGTGACGAGCGATAGCGAGTGGACCGGCGTGCGCAACCGAATCGGCTTCGGTGCAATGGCTAGCGTCACATAAGCGTGCGTGACCGAGGTGCTTCCGGTGGAGGTCGTGTTGCCAGTGGCGCCCGCTGCCGCCTTGAGACCGTCAAGGATTACAACACCGCCGCCGGCCCCGGTGTTTACTGTCTGATCGTGGCGCTCCGTCAGCGAGCTGAGGTTGCCATTCGTCGGCGTACCCGACGTGGCGGTGGAGCCTGCATCAGTATCCTGCGCGCAACCGTGAACGATCCAGCAGTTGCCCTTCGTCGTTGTGACGCCCGGCCACACCATCGAAGTCGTCGCAGCTTGCGTGCTGCCCGCCGTAACGTCAAACGGGTTCTCCATGTCGACGCCGCGATACGCGACGACGATGCCCGACTGGACGCTGCCGCTATCGGTAGTGACTAGGCTGCTTTCGACACTGGTGTTGGCAAACTTGTAGAAGACCGTTAACCGAACACCGCCGGCCGCGGCGGCGGTGCCGGTGCTTTGTGGACTACTCGGCGCCTCTTTCCAGCCGTCTACCGGCGAAATCGCGATAGCCTGATTCGCCGTGTGGATGAACGCGAGTAGCAGGTCGTCTTCGACGTGCGTCGGCATCGTCAGCGTCAACGCGCCCGCGTTACCAGCGAACGTGCCTTTGCCGACGTAGGAGATTGCCATGCTGGCGGCCCCGGTGTGAAGCGGAGCTTAGTTGTCGAGCTGGAGCGAGAACGCGTTCAGTGCGAACGTTGGGGCGGCGTCGCCGTCGTTGACAACCTTGCTCGCCGTCAGCGCACCCCAGAACAGCATATTGCCAGTGGTCGAAGCATCGAAGATTGCGAAGTGCGTGATCGTGCCCCAGTTAGCCCCCGACGGCGCTGGGAACGTTATGCCGATATTATTGCGCGTCGTGCCTGTCGTGCCCGACGACACGGCCGTTGTGTTGGCCTGCTGCGTGTTGTCGAAGTTCGTAGTTGACGCAGCGACGTTCACGCGCTGGTACGCGCCGCCACTCACCTCGGTTCCGCCGCCGGTATCGGAGGGCGCTGCCGTGAACAGTGCGAAGTAGAGGTTCGTTGGGCCGGAGCCCGCTCCCGCGGAGGCCCCCGTAACCCCGAGTGCTTGCCCCCGGAAAAACCAGTCAACCAGTTTATTTTCAAGCCAGTTCGTCATTGCGGACATGTCGTGCTCCTTTTGTGAACGCCATCTTTTGAACTTCGTCGCGAATTAGCCGCGCGTCCAGTTCCCGTAACCGTTGCCTCACTTCAGCTTCGACAATGGCTGCTTCGCCAGCAAACCATTGTCGAAGACGTGTGACCGTTTCGCGCTGGATGGCGTCGTGATCGTAGAGGCATTTCATGCACGTCGATCATCGGCGCCGCCGGGCAAAAAACCGGGTCAGCCACCCGACAGCGCCGAAGCGCCCTTCAAGGTAGCCGACCCAGTACAAGACGCGCAGCCCCAACCCGCGCGCCATCACCTGCCCTTACCGACCGCCTTGCCCTTCTTGGCCTTCGCCTTGCCGCGAACTTCGCGCGACATGCTGGACATTTCACCGGCCAACATGCCGAGGAACATCACCTGCTGCTCTTCACCCATCTTCGGATATTCGAGCACGGTGCGGTGCCACTTCTCGCCGTCCTCCATCACCAGAAACTCGATGACCATTTCGATCGGGTTCGTCGTGGTCGCCGTCGGCATGGAGCCGTCGAGGATGGCCGTGCTGAGCGCGCCCAGCTTCAACAGCCCCTCGAGCAAGCGACGCTCGATCTCGGTGACGATCTGCAGCTTGGAAACGTCGGCCCATTCGTAGATGACCGGGTCTTTGACCGGGCCGAGCCCGATCGACAGTGTTACGTCGAACATACTTGCTTCTCCAAAGTGGTGGTCGAGAAAACGATCAGACGCCCAGCGCGCCGCGGCCGGTCAGCGGGTAGCTCGGAACGGTTTCCGGGTAGTCCTGCGGCAGCTGCGTGGCAATGTGGTCGGTGAAGAACGCGCGGTAGTCCGCAAACCAGACCGCCATGCGGACGCCGTCGGGACCGTGAATGCCAGAGGACCAGCGGCTCGTTTCGCTGTTGGCGATCTCGAAGCGCCACGTATCGACCATCTGCGCCAAGTGCAGGATGGCGAGGTTGTCCATCATCGGGATGACGGTTGCGGCGGGCAGCGCGATCTCCATGTCGTAAGTCTTGACGTAGTCCTGCTGCGGCCGACGCGAGCAGTGCGCAACGAACGACTCGAGTTCATCGAGGTAGGAATTGGCGCGCACGAAGTCCGCCTCACGGACAACGGACACGCCATGCGACTGGCTGCCGATGATCTCGCGGACGATCTTGTCCATGCGCAGGACGATGCCGAGCGCGTCGATGTTGCGGGTGCTGTTCTGGGCGATCCCGGTTTGCGGGAGGTTCGTGTTGGTGACCATGATTGCTAAGTCCTTTCAGTTGGTGGGTGGTGGTAGCGGCGACAAACCCTGTCGCTTGGGATTCACATTTCCTTTTCCAGCTCCTCGGCGAGCCTCCGCGCGGCTTCCGTGCGCAGTACGAACGAGGGGTACGGCCTTTCCGTGGTTCTGGATTTCAACCACGCGACAGCCTTAACGCGCCAGTCCTCCGACTCTTGCAACGAGGCGACTGTCGCGCGTAATGACTTTGCGTTCGAATCCAGCAGATCAGCGAGATGCAGTGTTGCTTCGATGTCCTGTTTGACTGTCATTTCTGAACCTCCGATAGGGAGTCGTAGACACGCTCGCACGTTAGTCCGGCGCGGCGGCTGGCGTCAAACGCCGTAGCGAGTTCTTGAGCCTCTGCGTTAGCGCCTCGGTACAGTTCGGCGAGCACCATGCCGGGGCCGGCGGCTGACGCGCTTCCGGCGGCAGGGGCGGGATCGCTGCTGCGGCGATCGGCAACGGCGGCAAGACGGGCGACGTGGTCGAGCAGGCGCTGATTAGCGCCGCCGAGATCAACAGCGCGCCTTGCGTCTTTCGCGGCATCGGTGCGGGCATCTTCAACCTCCTTGGCGAGTGCTTCACGTCGTTCGTTCTCTATGCGCCGTTGTTTCTCGGAACTCTCTCGTGACGCACGTTCCCAGGCAACGACCTGAAGTTGGTGCGCTGTCGCCTGCACCGCAAGCTCCCGATCGGCGGAGAGGTCGCGCAGCGCGTAGCCGCCAGCGAACCCTGCGGCGGCGGCAGCGATCGAGGCGACGGCGATCAGTTGAAGGCCAACCATTGCCAGATCGTCCACACGCCAGCAACAAAGATGCTGACAAAAACGATGACCAGAACCGCCACCCCGGCACCGAGTAAGCCAACGAGTTTCTGTTTGTCGTCCATCACGCCTCCTCTGTTGTCCGCCGTGTCCACTTCTGGGCAACGTTCCCGCCGGTGTAGCCAACGAGTGCTGCCACCATGACCGTCGCGGTGCTTTCATCAGCCAGCACGCCGCGCAGCCGCATCCACGTCACCAGCAGCAACGCCAACACCGCGACGATGAACTTGCGGGAAGCGTAGCGCGCAAAGCTCACGTGAGCCCCTCGTAGCGCGGGATACGGACCAGAAGGACGTCGCGGACGTGGTGCCGGTTGATCTCACAGGGGCTGCGGCCGGCGTACAGCGGTTGCTGCGATTTCAGGCACCGGCCCTCTACGTGGTCCCACCAGCGTTGCGGATCGCAGCCAGGCGCAACCTGGCACGCCCGTCGCTCCCTTTGGACGCCACCGAGCCCGCCGTTGTACGCGGCGTCGACCATCGCAAGGCGCTCCCACCCGTCGCGGACCACATTCAGCGCCAACCAGTTGCCGCGGCTCATCAAGACAAGGGCGCGAACCTGTAGCTCCGGCCGATCGTAAATGTTCCGCCAGTCCAGGCCGCGGAGCGCTGGGTGGCGGTCCTTGAGATCGGCGAGGGAATCGAAACGTAGTGACCCGTCCGGTGCCCACGCGCGCGTCAGCTGCCCCAGCCCAGCGCCCTCCTCCCGTGCTGTTCGCAGCCGGGACGTCGGCGACCAGCATCGCGAGTGCCTATAGGTCACGCAGCTTTCGTGCGATATCAGCGCAAAGACGTACGCGCGCGGCTCGAGCTCGGGCCAGTTGGCACCGATCTCCGCGTTTACCAGAGGGGCCAGGGCCACAGCGCGCGGGTGCGGTTGTGCGTTCGCGCTTCGCCCGAACAGGCCCAGCAGCGCGGACAGCACGATCGCCAGCGCCACAAGGGCCAATCCTGCGCCGATCGGGGACTCCTTGGCCTTACGGAACAGGGCGCTAGCGTCCGCCTCCGGATAGTCGTGCAGCGCCTTCCGTGCCAGGTGGGCGAACAGGACGGCAATGAGTGGCGTCACCAACCCGAGCATAAGCATGCCCGTGCTGATGCCATTGTCCGGATCGGTGTAGAGCAGCGCCCCGATAACGGCGGCAGAACCGCCGACCAAGAACACGTGACGGAAACGCCACCTCATTTCAGCCACCCCATGAACCAAGCGTAAAGCCGGTCGCGCACAAGACGCCCTGTCGTCTGCTCGAATTTGAACACGACGTTGGGGTCGAACTGCTGCGCCTGGATTGCCCAGTCGGCAACGCACTGCTGGTCGCGCGCGGTTGTGTTCAGCACGATGTTGTAGCCGCGCGATCCTTTCGCCAGCAACCGCAACTTGGTTTCTGGTGGAAGCGCTGGGTCAAGAGGAATATGCATTGTCGGCCTCCTGCGTTGCTGAGGTAATGAACGCTTCGGCAGCGGTCATTTCGTCTGGGTACATGTCGCGTTCCGCCTCGCGCGGCGTGACCTGAATTCGATAGACGTGGATGCCGGGGCGGTAGTCGATCGCCCACACCGGGCCGATTCGCGCCAACGATGGTGGGCGGTGCAGGGCGATGGACACGCCGCCCTTTTTCGCCGAGCCGTGGTACCCGTCCCAGCGCAGCATTTTCGGGTACAGGTTGTCGCTCACAGCTTGACCTCCGCAAACTTGCTACGGACGATGCGCCCGGAACAGGTGTGCGTTGCCCAGATAACGATGCGATCCGTGCCGATGATCGGCCACAGACGCCACACACCGAACGAGTGCCGACCGACTGGACGCGTGGCACCGGTAGACGGTTGATCAGCGCGAAGCATGTAGACGCTGTGCAGCTCGTCATCCGGCGAAACAGAATACGCCGAGATGCCGATGTAATCGCAGTCGCGCAGCTTCTCCCCGGAGAGCAGCACCTGAACGTCGTCGGTAGCGATGCCGCGCTTCAGGATGTCCGCGCGCCCCACAACGACGGGGTGCCCGGTGTCGTACGAGTTGCGTGCGATGTGAGACAGCCAGTCCGCGAGCGGCACAAACAACAGGCCGAGTAGCGCGCCGACGATCATCGACGGCCACATATGCCGTATTTCAGAACGCGACAAGGTCACCATTATTTGAGCCTCCCAGAAACAACGGCCCAACCGATCGACGCCGAAAGCGCCGCTGCAATCAAGATCATCAGCACCCGCTTCCCGATCCACTGGCTAATGCCGTTGGTGGCGTGGCTCGAGAGTTGGTCGTAGCCTGCCCGCCAAAACGATGACCGCAATTCGGGGTCCGACAACGCGCGGCGCATACCCTGCTCGACGGCCTTGCTGATTAGCTCAACCATTTCGGCGTCGTCCTGTTGTCGGGTCATGGCCGTTCGGGACACTACGGGTTCATGTCCTGGCGCGTGACGATGATCTGCATGTCGCGCTGATACACGCGCACGTCGCCAAGCTCCGCCACGAGCCAACATTCTTCGGAGGATTCCGGTGTCCCGGCCCGCTTGATGGCGCGGCGTTTGAACATGCGACCCTGTCCGAACAGGGAAACCGTGACCGTGCCGTCGGTGCCGACACGATGGTCCGGCGCTAGCACGGCTATCTCGTGAACAGGGTCGCGCTGTGTCATTTAGATTTCGTCCCACGCAATCGTCAGCGTTTCCGTCGGGGTCATCCCACCGGAGGCGGTGTCGGCGACGGCCATCATCATGACGAGGTGATCGCCCTTTTCGCCGGTTGACGTGAACGGACCTGCACCCAGCGTCAACGGCGAGCCGCTGGTGTAGGTGAAGAGGTCCGTGTAGCCGGCCGTTGACGTGGCCTCGGCCGGCGTCGCGAAACTGGCCACGGCCTTGGCGTGAACGGTGACACCGGTGCCCAGGCCGTTCGAGCCGTCCGCGTACGCCTTGATGTTCGTGATTTCGGTGTAGGTGCCGCCGCTCACGCTCAGGCGAATCCACTTCTCGAACGAGAAGTCGGTGCCCGACACCGGCTTCACCATCGGGTTCGCGGTGTCGACGGTGGCGTTGTCGGCGTTCTTGAAACGGATCACGCCGGAGGTCTTGTCGGTGGGCGTACCGCCGGCCCCGGTTTTCTCCACAATCTGAACTGTTGCTGGCATTTGAATTCTCCGATTAGCGAGTTACTTCGAGGTCAAGGTACATCGTGCCCTTGACCAACCTTGTGACGAAGCCGGCGTTGTCCTCAACCTCGAGGTCGTACACGGCTTTCTTAAACGTCCACAGCGCTGTCACGCTCGCTGGGACCTCAAGCCTCACCTTGCCTTGCGCTGGGGTGATCGTGATATGCCCGCCGACGTCGTTGTCCGTCTGGTAGATCGGGACGGGGTCGCCGACCTTTGCGCGTACGTGCAGCCGCGCGATGTAGTCGGTCAGGTCGATCGGGGCATCGTCGAAATCGGGATCGACCCAGCTTACGGTGAACGGGAACGTTGATCCTTGCGGAACCACGAGATCGACAACTTTGACTTCGGCCATGTTTCTGTCACCCAATAAAAACCTCAGCCGGCTTAGCCGCCCAATTGAGATATTGAGAGGTGCTATCCGTCTGGTCATCGTTTTCAACCATCGGGAACATGGTGAGCTCCCCAACGTAGTCGGCCACCCACGGTGCCTCCTCGGGGAGCAGGACACGTCCCGCCTCGATCGTCGGTGTTACGGCCTCGAGACGAACCTCCTTGGACAGGCCGCCCGTTCCGATGGCGATGACCGGAAGCAGCGTGTCCGACCGCAGCTGCTGGATGAGGCTTGTCCCTGAAGCGGCGTCCTCGATCAACACCGCCTGCGGATTCCACTTGGCCGCTTGATCGGTCACGGCGCGTTTGAGCTCGGGGAACTCGAGCTTCTTGCGGTACACGTCAACGAGGTAGTGGTGCGTATCGGTCTCGAACCACGTAGTGCAGACCGAGTAATCGTTCCGCTCGTCCGCCTTCTTCGCCGTGTCCCAGGACTGCACGACACGGCGCACCTCGATCTTCGGTCCCTCGCGCAGCGGCAGGATGCGGTAGCGGCTACCCAGCCACTGCACCTTGACGATGCCGCCTTCCCGCGGCGCTGGGCGTTGCTGTAGCTGCGCTGCTGCGCCGTAACTGCCGAGCCGCGACTTGAGGTCCCCGAGCTCCTTCGGGCCGTACCGTTCGGGCCACAACAGCTCGCCGTCCTCCTTCCGCGGGTCGCGCCATCCGAGGCTCGTAACGCGGTTCGTCTTCTCGTACTCGGCCGGGAGGATCAAGTGGTCCCACCCCTGCTCTTGCAGCACGTGACCGGTCAAGTCCTTCTGGTGCAGGCGCTGCATCACCAGCACGCGCACGCCCGTCTTCGGGTCGTTGAAACGGGTGGACATCGCTTGGTCCCACCAGTCCAGAACCTCCATCCGCTGCAGGGCCGATTCCGCCGCGACCACGTTGTGCGGATCGTCCACCACGATGAAGTCGCCGCCCTCACCGGTCATCATGCCGGTGACAGAGGTCGCGATCCTGTAGCCGGTTTGGTCGTTCTCGTAGCGGCTCTTCTGGTTCTGGTCCGTGGACATCGTGAACCGGTTGCCCCAGAACTGCTGGTACCACGCGCTGCTGAGCAGGCGACGCGACTTGACAGAATCGCGAATCGACAGGGAGGCGCTGTAGCTGGAGAACACCCACTTCGTTCGCGGGTTCCGGGTCCAGGACCACGTCGGCCACGCCACGCTCACCGAGATCGACTTCATGTGCCGCGGCGGCATGTTGATGACGAGATTCCGTATCTGCCGATCGTGGGCCGCCTGCAGGTGCTCGCTGATCGCTCCCAGGTGCCAGCCGTCAATGAACGGCGTGCCAGGCTCAATCCAGGCCCACGCCGCGCGCGTGTACGCGTGCAGGCTACCCTGCAGCGATCGGCGCTCGAGTTCGATGTTGATCTTGCGGCGGAGCGTTAACGGGTCCCCCAGCGCTGCGAACAACTCCGGGCGAACGTATTCGGCCGCTACGCTCACGACGCGCTTTCGTTGTCCGTGTCACCAGTTGCGGGGGCCGTTTCAACAGGCGACACCGCCTTGTTGAGTATCCCCAGGATCGCCATCAATTCCGCTTCGGCCAGGACCGACAGGTCGAGCTTGTCGGTCTTGGATTCGAACGCCAGCGGCTGACCATCCTTGCCGGTGACTTCCATGGAATTGACCTCGCGCCACTTACCGCGCGACTTGAGGTAGAAGATGATCGCTGCGATGTTGCCTGAGTTAATCTGGCCTCGCAGGGCGGCGGCAGCGTGCTGGATGCCCACCGATCGGCCGCGCTCCAGCGCCTCGTTGAACTCCGGGCGTTGGCGCCGGTACAGTTCCACGGACCACGGGTGGAGCCCGTAGAAGTACCCAATCTGTTCCGTTGTCAACCCCAGTGACGCCAGTTCCTGCACTTGGTGCAGGGGCATGTCCACCGCGCGCAACACCGAGGTCTGTCCCGCAGACGGGGGTATCGGCCTCGGCGTTTGGTCGGCGAGCCGGGGCTGGGTCTTCTTCCTTGGGGTCGTGGTGGCCATCGTGCTCCGAGCCTTTTAAGCTGTCCGCTCTCGGTGAAGGGGCGCGCGCCCGTTCGCGCCATTATGTCCCGACATACCGTAAGTCACCAGTATTTCCGCGTGTGCTCGAATTGGTCGGCCAGTATGTCCTCATAATCCCGCTTGTTCAGCTCCTCCACTTGTTCAGGCGTCAACGGCTCCCCGTCAACACCGCAGGGCCATTCATCGTCATCCGGTGCGAGGTTCTCCCACGCAGATTGCGCGCTGTCGAAGCGCCTTTTGTTCAGTGAATCCAGTCGTCCCATACCTACCTCCGTCAAGCCACACCGGGCCAGTTTCAAACCGAGGGATAACCCGGTCATGTTGGGTTGTGTTGGGTCATACCATGTTTTTTGGGGTTTTGGGAAAGTCCCATATAGGGGGGTCGTAGTTGTAAAGGTTTGGGAAGTGGGGGGTCATACCAAGTTGGACCCCCCCATAACCCACATGACCGCCGAGGGTTCCCACCTACCGGTGTGGCCCACGCACAACGACCCGCCGTTCGTACCCGCTTCCACCCGATCTGCCCCACCCCCACCCCGGCAGGTTTTCGGCCCACCCCAGGCCTCAGGGAGGGGGGCTGGTCTAGAACCCCCAGCAAGCCCGGTTTTGGGCCGATCCTGAGCTTTTTCGGGGCCACCCGGCACTCCCCTACCCCACCGGCTAAAAAGCGCCCTGTGCCTCATCGTGTGCCCCCTCGAATCGCATCTTGTTCGTGCGCCGGGCGTGGTCCCGGTAGCGCAGGCCGGCCTCGCTCCAGCGGAAATACCTGTAGCGATACCCACGCGCCATGCGCATCGCTTCCAGCCGCTTCATCACTTTCTCGGTCCCATCGTCCTGAATCCAGAATCGCTGCGCGCTGGTAATTCGTCTGGCGAACATGGTCGATGACATCGCATGGTGCCCGTTATCTTCCGCCCATACCGTATACGTGCGCCAGAGGTCCATCTTGTCCACCAGCAGCAACTGATCGTCAGTGAGCTTGGCGTGGGAGTTACGATCGGGGCCGCGCAGGATCGCATCAGAACGCTCTTGAACGCGCTGGCACTCCTCGAACGATACCCACACACTGACCATCTGCAGAAACTGCCCTAGCGTGTCCTGTTCGCGCCTGTAGAGGGTGGTCTCGGTGGCGACCGACTTCGGGGTGTATATCGACAGGCCCTTCTCGAGGTACGTACGCGCCCCCTCCACCAGCCACGCCAGCACCTGCTCGCGTACACGGGGGGACCTGGCTGCGTCAACGAACTCCGGGTTCTTTAGCTGCTGGGCCACACCGCCGGCCAGTTCCTCCTCGGTCCCGAACTTCACACGCATCGGGATCAACCTGATGCGCTCCCACACACCGTCGTCGGTCCCGCTGATTTCGGGCTTGTTGTTCGTCCCAATGGTGAACTTGTGCGTAATCTCGAACTCGTAGAAGTTCTCGTAAGCCAGTCGCGCCCGAACGCTCTTGTCGCCTGTGAGGCTCTTAACGACGGATTCTTTGAGCTTCCCTTTTTCGCCAGTCTCGCTAACGTACGCCATGCGAATGCCATCGAGCTGCGCCATCATATAGAGTTGATTGTTGTCGTTCCCGCTGTTCGTCCCACCTTGTGCCTCGAGAAACGATGCTGCGATGGAGATGCTGTACTGACCGAGCGCCGCGGCCACGGCGTCCATGATCATATTCTTGCCGTTGCGACCGCTACCGAACATCACCGCCATGCAGTGCTCGCGCGTGTACCCTGTGACGCAGTATCCGAACCAGACCTGCAGAAAGGACGCCAGGTCCTCGTCACCGCCGCAAATGTCGATGATGACCTGCCGCCACCATGTCATGTCGATCGCTGGCACATAAGGAGCCCCGGCTGTGCGGGTGATCCGGTCCTCCAGTTTCGGCCACCGGAGCTCCCCTGTGCGCAGGTTGACGACCCCGTTCGTACACGCCAGCAATTCGGGGTCTGGGTTCATCTTCGCACGTTGGCCGTCCAGCAGCGTCTTTAGCTTGGAGCTGACCATTTTGGTTATGGTGCCGATCGTGCGTCCCTTTTCGCAGTGAATGATGACCTTGTGAATGCTGGCGCGGCGCTCGCGCAGCCGTCCCAACTCCTCCTCGTTACCGGCCGCCTCGGCTACCCGTATCTGGTCCTCGATGACCGCAAGCTCGGTGTAGAAGATGCCGGACATGTGAATGACGTGGCTGTATATGTGGGTGTCCAACTCCTCGCGCACCCATCGCCTCGACGTTTGGACGAACATGTATATTTGCCCGTCGCCATTACAGAACAGGTGCTGATAGCGACGCAGAAACATGTCCGCTAGCGCCTTGTCTGTTGTCCCACCTGCACCACGCAGCGACTCGTATCGCAGAAGGTTCGGGGCGTCTACCTCCTCCGGTTTGCCTTCTGGTTCCAACGATCGTTGACGATCAAGCTCGTCGGCCATCTGTTGAAACATGCGCGTGACGTCGGTCATTTTGGTTTTCCTGTAAACGTCCCGCGTGTGGCGCGAGCACGGGCTGCGAGTGAGTCGTGTAGCCAGCCCTCGAACTCAGCCAGCCCCCGGCCCTGGCAATGTCCGTGGTGGCAGCGAAATCCGCCCATATACCCATTGGCCCTGGCGGGGAGGGCGATCGCTGTGCCTGTATCCGATCGGTCGCTGTGCTCAGCAATCCAGGGGCACCGGATATCCACCCAAGCCCGGTGCGACTGTTTGACGATCCGGAGCTCGCGGGCCGCTTGGAGGATGATGTTGAAGCCGCGTTTGCGTTCTACCGTTACGGCATCATTCGGTTCAACGTACGTTGTGTGCTGCACCGACGGAGCGAACACCGCGCGGAGGTGTTCAAACGACGTGGTCTGGTTGGGGAACCAAAGTGCTGAGCGGCACTGCCAGCCATTATGCTTGGGTTTGCCGTTCACGCCGACGGGGAGGCGGAAGACACGGGTAACGCCGGACATACCGGGGTCGAGGCCCCCACCCGTTAGCTTGACGATCATCGCATCGATCAAGGCGGTAGCCTCGGCGATGTCGCGCTGCGGTTCCGTGAGCTTAAAAACGGCCTGGAAGTTACCGGGGCTGGTCTCCACCAAAAGCGTCGGTATCAACCGCGTCCGGGCCATAACCGCGGTGTCGATCTTGGTTCCGATATCATCGACCATCACAAGATGCATGGCCCCGAACTGGTCTTTCTTTCGCCGCCATTCCCCGCGTTCGTTTGGCCGGAAGCTGCTGACCGCAGCGTAGTTGTTGCAGTCCGGTCGCAGGTGGCACTTGCTGCCTTTACGCCACGCGATGCCCGGCCATCGTGTTGTCAGGCTTGGGTCACCTTCTACGCTACACAACACAGCACGCTCTCCTTCGTCCATGTTGCTGAACAGGGTTGCCAGTATCTCGGAGTTCATTCATTCGGTCCTTTCTTGGGTGGGTCGATAGGTTAACCGTAAACCACCCCCGGTCCCAGGCGCCGTTACCCTAGAGAGTCCAAATTGGGCTAGCGATCCATCGGCCGGCGCTGTAAAGTGGGCGCCGTCAAATCCCAGAAAGGTCGGAGGAATTAAATGAGTTTCAAAGTACCCGAGCGCTTCCGCGTTACGACTGGCCCCTATGCCAGTGACAAGCGATACGGCAACAACGGTGCTTTCCGTATCCCGGACGGCACCCAGGTCTTCAACGTGATCGCCAGCGACCAGGAGGGCTGGGACCACGTGAGCGTGAGCTTGCAGGACCGGTGCCCGACGTGGGACGAAATGTGCCACATTAAAGCGTTGTTCTGGGACGCGAGCGATTGCGTTGTCCAGTATCACCCGGCAGCGGAGGATTACGTGAACTGCCACGCCACTTGCCTGCACCTATGGCGGCCAACAAACGCTTGGCTGCCGACACCGCCGACCTACATGGTGGGGCCGAAATGATTCAGCCTCACGATCGATACGGCCCGCGCCCGCGCATTAGCTGGAACACCAATGCCGTGCTGATGCGCACGCTCTGGGACGGGCCGCACACGATGGCGGAGCTCGTAGAGGAAACGGGGCTCTCTCAGAGCACGATCCGGGGCTACATCAAGGCCATGCGCAAGCAGAAGCTCGTGGCGATCGTGGACCTGCTGATGTCGGGGAACGGGAACCGGTGTATCCACGTCTACCAGTGGCGGCCAGATACCAAGGACTACCGCGTGCCCAAGATGACGCAGGCACAACGGCAGGCGCGGTATCGCGAGCGCCGAGCGAAAGCCGAGCAGCACGCGACATTGTGCTTCTTGAAGGTAGCAGCGATAACGGAGCAGACCGCGGCAGCGATCGATGAACTACGCGATCGGGTGACGTGATGAAAACCAATTACGGAGAGTGTATGAACGACACCAACACGAGGCTGTTTCAGTTGATCCGGCAAATGTCAAAAGCGATCGCGGAAATGGAGGCGTTACCGATGGTTGACGGGCCGCACGAGGGGCGCTGCGACTGGCGCCGAGCCGTAGACGACATGCTTGTCGTCTGCCACATGACCGCGAGCGACTCCCCGCGCGAGTCGCTCAATCGGTTAATTCATTGGCACTGCGTGATCGCACTCGACCCGGCTGTATCCAGCGACGCCATGAAACTGGTTGAGAAAGAAAGGAAGCTGTTGCGCCGAGCCTTAACCGGACTCGTGTACCACCGAGAGCAGACGCGGCCGATACATTCAAATGACGTCCTGATCGCCGAGCTCCGCGAACTGCTGGAGAGCGAGTTGCTCGCGATCAGTTGACGCGATGAAACGTTATCACCTGTACACTGCGGCGGCTACCTGCCAGTGGGTCTCGGTGCTCCTTAGCGTCGCCGCTTATTACGTCGACAAGATACCGTTCCTGACCTTGTTCTGGTGTACGGTGGCAGCACTGTATGCAACGGCGTACGCTGCCCTAATGCACGAACTGGAGGAGTGATGGATCGTCCGGCCTATAGCTACAAGACGGAGCCGAAAGGTAAGCAACGCGACGTCATTGAGGCGTCGTGGCGCGAACGCAAGTGGGCGTTCCTGTGCCGCCCTGGCACTGGCAAAACCAAGATCGGGCTCGACACGGCGGGACTGCTCTACGCGGCCGGTGAGATCGACGCGCTCGTCGTGATCGCGCCGAACGGCGTTCACCGGCAGTGGGTGGACGAGGGCATCCCTGTCCACCTCCCCGAGTCGATACCGTGGAAGGGCGGAGCGTACTCGTCAGGCATCGGTATCCGTGCGATGGACAAGCTAACGCGGGCGCTGGCCACGCGGGACATGGCCCTGCGCGTGCTGACGCTATCCTTCGAGGGCGTGCAAACGAAAAAGGGCGGGGAGCTCGCGCACGCTCTAATGAACGCTTACCGCACGCTGCTGATCATCGATGAGTCGCACTGGGTCTCCAACACCAAGAGCGCCGGATGGCGTGCGGTGTTGAAGCTGGCCGCGCTCGCCAAGTATCGACGCATCTCCACGGGCACACTGCTGCGCCAGAATCCGTTCACTGCGTTTGGGCAGTTCGAGTTGCTGCAGCACGGACTGCTCGGCTACCAGTCGCTGTCCTCGTTCAAAAGTATGTACGCGGAGATGCTGCCGCCCGATAACGGCCTCGTCAAAAAGATCGCCGACGACTTCAAGAAAAAGACGGGCAAGACGATCGTGCCCCAGATCATCGCCAAGGACACCGAGGATCGCCCGATCTATCGCAACCTCGAGCACCTGCGGCGGCGCGTGATGGAGTGGTCCTCGTTCCTCTCGCTCGCCGACCTCGATGGTAAGGAGCCGGAGGTTCTGCTGTCCACCCGTTACGTGCAACTCACGCTCGAGCAGCGTACGTTCTACGACCAGTTGACGAGCCTCGGCGTGGTCGAGCACAACGACGGCTTGCTCACGGCCGATAGCGGGCTGGCGCTGGCTACACGGTTGTGCCAGGTTGTCGGAGGGTTCGCGCCGAACGACGACGACCCTAACGCCACCCCGGTCTGCGACATCAATCCAAAGCTCAACGAGCTCATGGATATCCTCGAGGAGCTCGGCCCCCTCGAGAAGGTTGTGATCTGGTGCAAGTTCACGGCAGAGATTCTGGCCGTAACGTCTGCTCTAGCGGAGCGTTACGGGCTGAACAGCTTGGTGCCCTATCATGGCTCCGTGAGCGGCCGCGATCGGACGGAAAACAAAGCGCGGTTCATCAACGATCCGGACTGTCGTTTCTTTGTCGGCCAGATCAAGGCGGGCGGCACCGGGCTCGATGGATTGCAACGCGTGTCCTCTTACATGATCTTCTACTCCAACGACTATAGTTACACCGACCGGGAGCAAGCGATCGCCCGCCTCGCGCGCACTGCAGGAGCGCTCACGGTGAACGTGGTGGACATCATGGCTGAGAACAGCGTAGACGAGGACGTTGTGCGCTGTATGCAGACGGCGCAGGACGTACACGAAAAGGTTCTACTCCGACGGATCGCTGGGGCCGCGGTGGCGGTATAGTGGGGACCGACCCCTGACCCAAGAAAGGAAACGTGATGAACAAAGTCTATCTCGTACAGAGTACGAAACGCCGCCATAACGAAACGGGGGAGCTCGTTGATCGGTTCAACATCGAACCGGCGCTGCGTTACGGTCAGATCATCGAACTGCTGCCAGGCGGCCCGGTGATCACCTCAACCGCACCGATGATCACGACACTGCGTTACAAGCTGCGCAACTATTCAGACCGCGATTACATCCTCGCCATTGGGGGTCCGGCGGAGATCGGTGCGGCCGTGGCGATCGCCGCTGCCAAGAACGGCGGGCGCGTCAACATGCTGGTCTGGGACAAGCCGACCCGGAGTTACGTTGTGGTGCCGATGGATATCCACGGACACCGCGTTGCGGAGGAGCTCGAGCATGGCTGACTTCAGCGATATCAACGTGGCCCCGGCCCCTCACCTGCTGGACAACGTCGCAGCGCTGGTGGCGCGGATACGCGAACTTACGCGGCTCCAGGCCGAGTATCAATCGCTCGTGGACCAGTGCACGACGGACCTCAACAAGCTCACGATGTTCGACGTCCCCGATGCGATGGCCGCTGCTGGGTTGACCGAGATGCGGTTGACCGACGGATCACTCCTCAAGGTCAAGGATGACCTCAAGGTGACGGTCAACCAAGCGAACGCGGCGGAGGCGTACGCCTGGCTGCGCGACAACGGCCACGGTGAGGTTATCAAGAGCGACCTCATGGTAGACCTGCGGGCGGTGGACGAGGCGCACCAGCGCCGTCTGATCGCGTCGCTGCAGAAGTGGGACATCGAGTTCGGTGTAAAGGAATCGGTTCACGCGGCGACCCTGAAGTCGCTGGTCCGAGGGATGCTGGAGGAGGGTGTTACGCCGCCGACCGCCATCAGCATTTACCAGTTCAAAAAGGCGGAAGTAAAGGAACCAAAGAAATGAGCAAGCAAAAGCAGGCCGAGGCCCCAGCGGCCAAGAAGACGACGGAAGTGGCGGTGCCACCCAAGACCGCTGTCGTCCCGACATCAGCGGGAGACTTCGCCGAGTTCGCGGGGGCTGGGTTCGAAGGTGCGCGTAAAGAAGACTACGCCATCCCGTTCCTGGCCATCCTGCAGGGCCTGAGCCCGGAGGTGAAGCGCAGCGACGGCGCGTACATCGAAGGCGCGCAAGAGGGCATGATCATCAACACCGTCACGCGCGAGTTGATCGACACGGAAAAGAAGGAACTGATCGTTGTCCCGTGCGCGTACCAGTATTCGTGGGTCGAGTGGCGCGTGCGCGAGAAGGGCGGCGGGTTCGTTCGCGAGTACCGCGAGAACCCGAGCATCCAGACCGAGCGCGACGACAAGAATCGCGAGATCATGCCGAACGGCAACCAGCTCAACGACACGCGGACCTTCTACGTGCTCGTGTACGACATGGACAGCATGACCGTCACGCCGGCTGTCATCGCCATGACGTCGACCCAGATCAAGAAGGCTCGGCAGTGGTACATGCAGATGAACCTGCTGAAGCTGCGCAACAGTTACGGCGTCCAATACACGCCGCCGCTGTTCGCATCAATGTGGCGCGTATCGACGGTCCCGGAATCCAATGAGAAGGGATCGTGGTACGGCTGGAAGTTCGAACACGTCGGCTATTTCGAGGACCGCGAGGACCCGGCATTCCAGGCCGCGCTCGCGTTTGCGAAGTCGATCCATCAGGGCGAGGTCAAGGCCGACATGCGGCAGGCCGAACGGGTGGACCCGGAGACCGGTGAGGTCGGCCCCGGTGTCGGTGCGGACGGACACTTCTGATATGGGGTTCACCACCACACCCAACGCCAAGCGCGTTCCGGCTCGTGGTGGCCCCTATGCGGGGCTACTCATACCGCCCGACACGTTCAGCTTCTCGGTCCGGGGTTACTCGGGCCGCTACGTCAACGGCTCGTGGACAGCGGTCGCTCCCAGGCAGCGGCAACCGACGCCGGAGGAACTGGGTTACCGCACCCAGACCCTCTGAGGGTTTGGAGCTCAAAATAGTTGTTGACACCATGAGCTCCTGCCCACTACAGTCTACTCATTCGTTCACCACCCCCAGAAAGGACCTCATCATGGCACGCACCACCACCTTCACCCGCGGCTCCGGCTGCTACACCTGCAAGGCTTGCGGCGTCAAGACCCGCGACGACGGCAACGGCGATTCCGTCCAGTGCCACCTGTGCACCGCTTGCTTCGAACTGGCTGGCTACGAGAACCGGCAGTCAGACAACGGCGAACTCACCGCCTCGGAAACCGAACACGTTACCGAGCTCAAGGCTTACGTCGCCAGCCGCGGCGGCCGCGATGCGTTCCCGTCCCTGCTTACTCCCCCCACCACGCTCACGAAGGAGCCCACCATGTCCAAGACTCAAGCTGCCGCAAAGTATCTCGCCCACGGTATCAAGGCCGGTTCGAACAAGGTTTCCGCCGTTCGCGCCCTGGCTGCCTGGCACGACGCCGCCGGCAACACGCTCACCCGCCGCGAGGTGTTCGAGCTGCTGCACGCCGCACACTTCCCGGTGTCGGACCACACCATCAGCCGCCAGTTCCACCTCGTCCGCCGCGGCGAACTCGAGGTCGTGTACAACCACTGAGCGAGGGTCTGGGGCTCAAGAAAGTCGTTGACTTCTTGAGCTCCAGCGACTAGGATAACTCATTCGCTACCCCACCCCAGAAAGGTCCCGACCATGTCGCAAGTTCACCTCCCCTTCGGTACCGCGTACGTCAAGATGTACCGCAAGAACGGCCGCTTCCAAGCGCACGTGTGGCGCGACAAGATGGTCGACGGCACGGTCGTGCAGCAGATCGAGTACACGATCGAGCGCGACAGCGAAGGCGCCGTCCGGACGACCCTGCGCCGGTGTGGCTACCCGTACGCTCGCGCCGCCGTCCCCGTCGTCCCCGTCTACTAGGAGCCTCCATGATCTACATCAACATTCGCGACGGCAACGTGGTTGCCGAGTACCGCTGCCCGATCGAACACCGCGACGTGACCGATCGGCTCACCAGTGTCGAACAGCTGAACGAGCTCGTGCGCCGCGTCAAGCTGCCCGCGTTCTGCTCCAGCTCCCTCGACTTCCCGGACGAGTTCACGTCCGATCCGCAAGCGATCGCGCTCGCTCGGGCGATCCGCGGCGAGAACGTCGACGATCGCCTGCAGCGGTTCGTGAGCCAGCCCGGCGAGATGACGCGCGGCCACAGACCCTCAGAGGGTTTGAAGTCCAAGAAATGAGTTGACTCCCAGGCGCAACAGGCACTACAGTTCACTTCATCGGATGGATGTCCCACCCGATCAACCCCCAGAAAGGTCCACTATGTACTTCGTCACCACCCGCACCAGCCAGCACACCGACGGCTCCAAGTTCCAAGTCTTGGCCGTCACCGAGAAGCGCGACGTCGCGCGTCGCCAAGCCTCCCCCGATCGCCTCGACGGTACGGTGCGCAACCAAGCCGAGCTCGACAAGCTCATCCAGGCCGGCCGCGTGGACATGACCACGATGCCGGGCTACGTCGCCCCCGAGCCGATCGTGGTCGCGCCGGCCAAGCCCTCGTTCATCGACATCGCCCAGGCCGTGCACAAGACCGCCAAGACCTCGAGCACGATCGGCAAGAAGGAAAAGTTCCTCAAGCGCGTCATCACCTCCCCCGAGGTGATCGAGGCCGCCACCCGGTTCGCGACCGACTCCGTGATCGGCGCGAGTAAGGTCAACGTCGTTCGCCTGCTGACCGCGTGGGCGGCGGCCGATGGTACCCGGCTCCAGCGCCGGGACGTGTTCGCCGTGATCCGCAAGTTCTCCTCGCTCGATGATCTGGCTGACGCCACGATCAGCACCCAGTTCCAGCTCGTGCGCTCCGGCAAGCTGGCCGAGAAGCAGGCAGCGGCGGAATAAGTTGAGTGCAACACCTCTGAGGGTTTGAAACTCAAAAGAGGTGTTGACTCCCAAGCTCTTCACGCATTACATTATCAACGTGCCAGTTCGGCACACCAACCCACCACCCCAGAAAGGTACATCATGAGCTTCGTCCCCACCGGCTACCTCGACGCCACCGCCCTTCGCCGCTACGTCCCGTCCGCCTTCGCCGATCACCCGCAGCCCGGCCTGTCCGATCGGTACCAGTTCGTCAACACCGGGGCCGTCATCGAGATGATGGCCGACGCCGGCTACGTCCCCGTCAACGCCGGGCAGTCCAAGGCCCGCCGCGCCGACGGCGGCATGTACGTCAAGCATGTCGTGCGCATGATGCACGAGCGCTACCTCACCAAGCCCAAGAGCCAGCGCGCGGTCGGCGACGTCGTGCCGCAGGTGATCGTGACCAACAGCCACAACCGCACCAGCGCGTTCCACTTGTCGGCCGGTCTGTTCCGTCTGGTGTGCGCGAACGGCATGGCGGTCGAGGCCGCCGGGTTCGCGTCGGTCCGGGTCCTGCACAACGACAAGAACATCCGCGACCATATCATCGAGGGCACGAACACGATCCGCGAGCTCACCGAAAGCACGGTGCTGCCGCAGGTCGAGCGCATGACCCAGCTCGAGCTCTCTGCCGAGCAAGAGGAACAGTTCGCCCTCGGTGCCACGGTGTTGAAGTACGGCGACGTCAAGCCCGCCGAGGCCAAGCTGCTGCTGCAGGTTCGCCGGGACGAGGATGCTGCCCGCAACCTCTGGGCGGTCATGAACCGCATCCAAGAGAACGCGGTCAAGGGCGGCTACGAAACCCAGACGGCCGACGGGCGCACGATCGTGTCGCGTGGCATCACCTCGGTTGCTCGTGACCTCGACTTCAACGTGCGGCTGTGGAACTTCGGCGCCAAGGTTCTGGAGTCGGTGGCGGCCTGAACCCTCAGAGGGTTTGGAGCTCACGAAAGTTGTTGACCTCGTGAGCTTCAGCCCCTAAGATTCATTCACTCACCTACCACCCCCAGAAAGGAACCACACCATGACCGACGATCGCACCCCCGAAAACATGGACGGCATTCTCCGCCGCGTCCAGAAGCTGCTGGCCATCGTTGAGGACGGCCGGGGCAGCCCGGAAGAAGCCGCAGCCGCCGCCAGCATGGCCGCGAACATCATGCGCAAGTATCAACTCGATCACGCCGACGTGATCATGGCCGGCCTGAAGCGCGGCGAGGACATGACCTCGGCCGACGTGGTGGCTACCGCCAAGACGAACGGCACGCGCGTCGCCAGGGTCCCGACGTGGGCGCAGTGGATCGCCGTGTCGGTAGGCAAGGTCAACGAGGTTCACGTGTCGATGCGCACCACCACCTCGGGCGACGTTGGCATCCGTTTCTCCGGCTTCTCGTCCGACGTGCAGGTGGCGTCGTGGACCTTCGACTATCTGGTCGCCACGGTGAACCGGCTTGGCGAAAAGTTCCGCAAGACCGATGCGTACCGGATCGGTGGCCGACCCGCCGCCAACTCGTACCGCGCCGGCCTGGCAACCGGTATCACGAAGATGCTGCTCGCCGCACTGCAGGCGCAGCCGGTACAGAGCTCCGGTCGCGAGCTCATGATCGTCAAGGCCGCGGCCGTGGCCGAGCGCTTCGGCCAGCAGCGCACCAAGCAATCGAACAGCACGGTGCGCAACGGTGCTGCCTATGCGCAAGGCTTCGCCGACGGTAAGGCGGTCGACGTGAACCGTCGCGGTGTGGGCCACACCGCAGCCAGCGCCGCCGTGCGGATCGGGGGCTAGCGTGTTGCCGGTTGACTACCGGCTGATGTCCCTCTGGCTCCGATCGCAGGGAGTCGGGAGGGACACGATCGCCGAGCACCAAGCGCACGCGGCCGCTGCCGGTGCACCAGTCGACGCCCTTTACGAGTACCGGTCACCGATGGATGGATCGCTCACGGGGCGCTGGGTGCGCCTATCGGACCTGTCCCCCACCCACCGGTTCAGGCTGGATATCGCGGCGCAGGATGAGTAGACCCTCAGAGGGTTTGGAGTTCTTGACGTGATGAACTCCAGCCCCTACAGTCTACTCACTCGCCCACCACCCCCAGAAAGGAACCGATCATGCTCACCGCCCAAACCCTCCGCGAAGCCGCCCAACGCTTCAACGCCCGTCACGACCAGTTCGCCGCCGGCAAGTACGAGCTCTGCGTCGACCTCGCCAGCAAGCTCGAGCGCTACGGGTCGTTCGTGTCCCAACGCCAGGCCGAGTTCGCCGCCAAGTTGGTCGAGTGGTCCCAACCCCGTGCCGCCGCGACGCCGGCCCCCAGCCAGCTCCGCACCGAGCGGCTGCACGAGGTCATGCAACGCCACGCCCGGTTCTACGCCGGCGACGTCACGCTGTCCCGCAAGAATCAGGACCAGCTCGTCTGGATCAAGCACGCTGCCGCCGAGAAGGTTATCGGCAAGATCGACGGCGGCGCTGTCACGTTGTGGAACCGCCCCGGTGTCGACATGGCCGAGGTGCGTGACCTGCTCGTGGAGTTCGAAGGTGCCCCGCTCCAGGCGGCGATGAAGTACGGCAAGCTCTCCGGCCGGTGCTGCAGCTGCGGCCGCGACCTGACCGACCCCGACTCGATCGAGGCGGGCATCGGCCCGGTGTGCGCCACCAAGTTCGCGTGACCCTCAGAGGGTTTGGAGCTCACGAAAGTTGTTGACGTCGTGAGCCCCAGGCCCTACAGTGTACTCACTCGCCACCCACCCCCAGAAAGGTTCGTCATGTCCACCGCCGCGCAACTTGCCAGCCAGCTCTGCAAGCTCTTCACGGTTCGCCAACTCGAGGAGCGGCTTGCCGACCACGTTGCCGCCGCCAACAGGCAGCAGGCGCACCTGGCAAGTATCGGCGGCGGCGGGGAAGTCGGCCGCGCCACACTCCGGGCCGAGCGCAAGATGATCAACGCCACGCTCGCCGCCCTGGCCGCCTCACGTTAAGCACCCACCACAGAAAGGAACCGCACCATGCTCAGCAACACCAACCCCTCGCTCGTCCTCCGCGAGGGTCACAGCTTCCGGCTCAGCGCAGCGCAGGACACCATCCCCTCCAAGCTGTTCACCGTTACCCGTTCGGATGACGGCGTCGAGTTCCTCACCGAGCTCTCCGACCTCAAGGCGGCCGGCCGCAACCCGTTCGGGCGGCTGTACGATGACGCAGCCGACGTCGGGTTCGTGATGCGCTCCGATCGCACTGGCGAGGTTGTGGTGTACGCCCTCGCCAGCGAAGAGCATAGCGAGGACGGCGACCTGCTCTGGTTGTTCCGTCCCACCCAGGCGTCCGCCCGTCGCGTCCCGGCCGCCGCCGATACCGTTGTCACCATCCTCAACGACTAGGAGCCAACCATGAACAGACCGAAACCAATACACGTCGTCGTGATCGGGCGCGGCCGGTTCCCGACCGACATGCTGCGGTACGACGGCGCGTGCCCGGCAACGGAGTCCGACTCCGTGGCGATCGAGGCCACGGGCCTGCGTGCGGTTCGCCTCGAGTCCAGGGTACAGCCGACCATCGGGCGCTGGTCGTCGTTTGGCTGGGTCGTGGTTAGCCACGATGCGCACGGTAAGCCTCGCGGCCAGGCCGAGGTTGAGATGTACACCGGCATTCTGCTCGCGAGCCTGCCCGACCATCCAGAAGGGAACTGACCGTGTACAAGCGACCATTCGCGACGCATTACTATCGCTTTCCAACCGACACCGGGCCGGAGCTCGTAAGCCAGGGCGCGGCCAAAACAGAGGAGGGAGCGATCCGCGCCACTGTTGTCCGCGTGTTCGTCGGTCAGTACGCAAAGGCGATCATTTACGACCGCGACAGCGGGTCGGCCATGTATCACGTCATCACGGGACCTGGGGGGCTGCGCGTCCGCTACGGGTCCGGTGTGCAATACAAAGTCTTCAAGGAGGCGTGATCGTGGACGCCTACCTCGCCCGCAATCGCAATCGCAACATCGTGCTCGTGTTCAGCATCGGGCACAGTCTCACCCATTACCTCGGAGTGAACGGAGGCCAACTCACCACAATGCAAATGCACACGCGCGACTTCGAACGCGAGTTCGAGCCGTGGCCCGCCATGACCGCGATGCAGTTCGCCCATCGCTACACGAAAGACGACGCTGCGAAGAAAATGATTCCACTTGGAGGGAGTGCGATTCGTGTCCTTCGGTCTATACTGAACGGGCAGTCGAGTCCCAACACGGCTGAACAATCGTCACCATCAATCAACATGGAGAAAGAAATGCCAACCGAAACCGCGTTCCGTAAGCCCGAGGGGTCTGTCGCCCAGATTCACGCCTTTCTCGACAAGAACATCGAAGGCATCAAGGCCGGCACCACCAGCCGCAAGGAACTGATCGAGAAGCTCGAGGCCCGCGAGCTGAACCATTCGACCATCGTCACCCAGTGCGGCGTCTGGGCGCGCAACAACGGCGTGAACTTCCCGCGCCCGAGCCAGGCCGAGGCCACCAAAGCCGCGCTGGCCGAAGAGAAGAAGGCTGCCAAGAAGGCTGCCAAGAAAACCGCGACGGCCTAACGTCCGCGGCAGGACGGGTGGGCAACGGCACCCGCAAGCCTCACAAGGGCACCGACGAGCCATCCCCAGTATTTCAAAGAAAGGTCCCCACCATGCTTGAATCGATCATGGTCGTCCTATCGGGCGGCCAGGATTCCACAACGTGCCTGCTCGAGGCACGTTCGACGTACAAGAGAGTCCACGCCATTACGTTCGACTACGGGCAGCGCCACCAGCTCGAACTCGAGGCCGCTCGAGAAGTCGCCAAGTTGTGCCAGGTGGACTCCCACAAGGTCGTGAACGTGCGCGGCCTGTTGCTCGGGCGCAGCCCGCTCGTGGACATGACACAGAAGCTCGAGACATACACGGACCACGCGTCGATGGAGGCCACGATCGGTGACCGCGTTGAGCTAACGTTTGTGCCGCTGCGCAACCCATTCTTCTTGCTGGTCGCAGCGAACCACGCCCTTGCGTTGGATTGCTACGACCTGATGACCGGCGTGTGCGCCAACGACAACGCCAACTATCCGGACTGCACCCCCATCTTCATTCACAAGACGGAGGACATGATCAACGAGGCGCTCGGGTTGTTTCGCCCCGGTTCGGCACGGGCGTTCCGCATCCACGCGCCGCTGCTGTACCTGAACAAGGACGACACCGTGCGGCTCGCGATGAACCACGGTGACCTCGGGCGCGAGGCGCTGGCCGTCAGCCACACCTGCTACGCCGGGAAATTCCCGCCTTGCGGGGAGTGCCATGCCTGCGTTCTGCGGGCCGAGGGGTTTGCCCGCGCCGGTGTGGATGATCCGCTAGTCATTAGGGGGGCTGGGGCACGCCAGGCTGCGCAAGGTGCGCCGATCGCACCCTAGTCCACCCTACCCTACCCACCCCGGCCCGGAAGCGCACCAGGGCCAAATTTTCCGATACTGGAGATTCATACATGCACACCAGCACAAAGACCTACCGCAACCTACCGTGCGCCCACCGACAACACCGGCACGACGGCAACTGTGCGCTCGTTCACGGCTACAGCCGCAGCTTCCGATTCGAGTTCGGGGCGCAGACGCTGGACGCCTGCGGGTTCGCCGTTGACTTCGGGGACCTCCACTGGCTGCGCGATTGGCTGGACTACATGTTCGACCACACGCTGCTCCTGATGCCGGACGATCCGCTGCTGCCCCAGTTCCGGGAGCTCGAGGCAGCGGGTGCCGCCACCGTCCGTCTCATGCCGTTCGGGGTGGGGATGGAAGGCTCTGCCGAGATGGTGTGCGGTTTCACAGACGCGCACCTGCGGGAGAAGACGAAAGGCCGGTGCTGGGTGATCAGCGTCGAGGCGATCGAGAACGACAAGAACTCGGCGATCTATCGGAACCCCGATGCCGGGTTCAAGGGATGGCTGCCGTGATTCCGATCAACGTCGACCGCAACGCCAGTTCGCGGGACTACAGACACCTGAAGACAAACGAGCTCCTCGTAACGCGCGTCTTCGACACGTTCCAAGGCGAGGGACCGTTCGCTGGATGGCCGGCCACGTTTGTCCGCTTGGCTGGGTGCAACATCGGGGCCAAGCAAGACTGCCCGTGGTGCGATACCCGGTTCAATTTGGACGAGGGAAAGGTCTGGACGTTTGGGGAGCTCGCCGATCGTCTGTCATACGGCAGTCCCCACAACCGCAACAACCTTGTCGTGTTCACCGGGGGTGAGCCGCTGCTGCAGTGGGACGCCATCGCAACCCTGGCCAGGAGCATGAACGAGGTGACGACGCCGCCGCACGTTTGCCAGGTCGAAACGAACGGGCTGCTGCTCAAAGGCGACAAGGCAAGCGAGCGCACCGGTATCCACTACGTCGTGAGCCCAAAGATACCGCACAACAAAGAACGCTACAGCGACCCGAACGACGACTGGTTCCGCGTGCCTTACGGCAAACTCAGCTTCAAGGTCGTGCTGGCGTTCGAGGGCAAGTACAGGCAGCTGCCAGCGTACGCGCAGGACCTCGATCATCACGGCATCCCGGTGTACGTGTCCGGGCAGACGGTCTACAAGCGCGAACCACGCGAGGGCGAGGTCGCCAGCATCTGGGACGACACACTAATTGACCGCGAGGCCACGGCGCGCAATTACCGCTACGCAGCGGAGGTTGCGTTGTTGTGGGGATTCCGCGTGTCCTATCAGAGCCACCTATTCGGAGCACAAGAATGACAAACGACGAACTTAAACTCTACGCCGAGGCTTTCCGCACCGCGTACTCTTACGACTTCGATCGTATCAAGGCGGCCAACGTTCGGATGCGGGCGAACGACAACCTGTCGAGCGAGTTCCTCGAACCGTGGTCGATGCAGCGACTCGAGACAGACGTCGGTGTGGCCGTCGCTGCACTCCTCAAGGCGCTGTGCATCGATATCAACGAGGACCACAACACCGAGAACACCGCACAGCGCGTGGCGAAAATGTTCGTTCGCGAGGTGATGCGCGGCCGGTTCGAGCCGCCGCCGGACATCACGGCGTTCCCGAACGACCTCAAGCTGGACGAGCTTTACATCACGGGACCCATCACGGTGCGCAGTATGTGTTCGCATCATCTGGTGCCGATCATCGGCCGTGCCTGGATTGGCGTCATCCCTGGCGAGGACTCTGTTATCGGGCTGTCGAAGTTCAACCGCTTGGTGGACTGGGTGTTCGCCCGTCCGCAAATCCAAGAGGAGGCGACGATCCAACTCGCCGACATCCTCGAGGAGAAGTGCAAGCCGAAAGGACTGGCCATCGTTGTCAAGGCCTCGCACCTGTGCATGACGTGGCGCGGCGTGCGGGAGGCCCTGGACGCCACGATGACGACGTCGGTGATGCGTGGGGCGATGCGCGGCAATCAAGCGGCCCGGTCCGAGTTCCTAAGCCTCGTGGGTGTAGCATGAAAAACGGCGACGTTTACTGGATGACGTTTGTCGTCATCGCCGCGACTCTCTTTCTCCTGTACACGATCGCGGCGGTGGCGTGACCGACACCGACCTGAAAGAACTGCGCAAGGCCGCGGACTGCGCCGGCCTGTCGCAGGAGTTTGCCGAGATGGAGTCCGAGATCAACTGCCTGCGTGCCTGCCTGTATCAAATGCAGGAGGCGGCAAAAAAGATCAGCGATGATAAGACACCTAACGCTACACCGGGGCAGCGTGCAATACACGGTGAGCGTCGATAGCCACCTAAACGTCATCGAGGCCTATCAGCACATTAGCGCCCACGATAAGCGACCGACACTCAGGCGGGTCCGAAATCGGGCTACACTAAACCATCTCCAAAACATCGTGCGACCGGAGCCAACGTGCCCGGAGTGCGGTCAAACAATAAGGGGCAGAAAGTGACTACGTTTCTTTTTAACGACCTCGCCGCGCTGCTTGGTCGCTTGACCCAACACCACGCAGACGGGGAACGGGCTATCTTGGAGGTCGAAGACATCGAACTGATCGCCGGCTTCCTTGCGCACAGCGTCGAGATTCTGGAGGAGCTGGACACAGCGCGCGCCTTGAACATCGCCATTGCGCAGACCATCCTCCACAACCGGCCAGACCGGGCGGAGAACTGGGCGAAGGGACTTGTCGTCATACTGAAATGCGAGTTAGCCGATGACAACCCCACAGTCAACTGAGGACGACCACGTCCACATATACCTTGCGGCACGGTACAACGGTGCGCGCGCCGATCCGCGATCGCACAACCCGTTGCAGGCCGCGGCGGCGTCCGAGCGCTATCCGTATCTGCTCGAGTCGTATCACTACGTCGGGCGCAATCAGTATGACGAGATCATCCGCTACAACAACGACAAGCTGTTCATGGACTCGGGAGCGTTCTCCATGTTCACGCTTGGCATCGACGTCGATCTCGACGCGTACGCGAGTTATCTGATCAGCGCCCAAGACTACATTACAGTCGCGTCGAACGTTGATGCGATCGGTGCAGGGCGTGAGGCGGACAGTTACGCCAACCAGAAGGCGCTCGAGGCGATGCGGCTGCCCGTGCGCGTGTGTCCTGTACATCACGCACGGGACGACGATCGCTGGCTCGTGAAGTATCTGGACGAGGGCTACGACTACATTTTCCTCGGGGGGATGGTCCCGGAGTCCACGCCGTACCTGCTCGACTGGCTCGACCATATCTTCGACCGCTACCTCGCGCTGCCGGACGGTACCGCACGAGTCAAGGTCCACGGCTTTGGTCTCACCACGTTCGAGCTAATGGAGCGCTACCCGTGGTTCTCTGTCGACTCGACGTCGTGGGTTCAAATCGGGATGTTCGGGTCCATCCTCTGGCCCACACCGAGCGGCCGCCCCCGCATCCTGTCGATGTCCAAGCAGAGCCCCGCAACGAAAGAAGCGGGCAGGAGCTTCTGGTCCCTGGACGCGGTGTCGCAAGAGCACATTCGATCGAAGATCGAGGCGGAGGGGTTGAGCGTGGATGACCTGGGAGCCGGCTACGGCTGGCGCGATAAGTGGAACATCCGCTTCTACCGGAATTACATGAAGACGCTGCGCCCCCGTTTCGTTCGCAGGCAGGTGACGTTCATCTAAATGGACTACGAACAATTCAAGCGCTTTGCAGCGCACGCTGGTGGCAGTTATCAACCCGTGCTCGGGGACGCGCGCGTGTACGAAACTCCGGGCGGCAACAGGGCGCAGATCGGTAACGGCCGCTACTGGGTCGACATCCCAACGGAGTTGCCCGCTATGGTTGTCAACGCCGAGCGCTTGGCCGCCGCACTGCTGGCCTGTAAAGGGACGCCCAAGGTGTCAGTCACCGGCTCGTTCGTTACCGTGAGTTCGGGGCGCGCTCGGGCGCGGCTACAGGTCAGCGAAGCGGACTACCCACTCACGGAGCCGGACCCACCCGACACGATCGACCTCACCGGTGTGATCCACGTCCTCAAGCTGCTGGAGCCGTTTGTCGCCACCGACGCTTCGCGTCCATGGGCTACGAGTGTTTGCCTGTCGGGACCGTTCGCGTACGCAACGAACAACGCAACCGTCACGAGGCACCCGCTGCCCGATCCGGTGGAGCCTCCGGTGAATATCCCGATCAACGTCTTGCAGGCGATCATCGAGCGCGGAGATGCGACGTCGTTCGGGCACACGGACAGGTCTGTCACGTTCTACTACGGGGACGGCTCGTGGGTGCGCACCCTGCTCGTGGCTGGGGAGTGGCCAACGAAAACCGTTGACAGTCTTTTGGACGGCCTGGACGACAGCGATTGGGAGCCGATACACCACGACCTCGAGGACATGTTGTCCGCAGCGACACGGCTATCTCCGGAACGTAATCCGCTGATCGAGTTCAACGCTGCGGGCCTAATGCTGACGGACGAATCGTTCGTGGCGGAGGGGCTGGAGCCGCTGCCGGATCACGGCCGCGTGTCAGCTCGAATGGCCGCGATGGTCTTCGGTACCGCGACGCACGTCCAGTGGCACAGGCCCCGATCGGATGCTCACGCTTTCCTGTTTGAGCGGCTTGTTGGGGTTCTCGGTGGTGTACGATAATCGAGGGTGTAATGTACGCATCAATCTATCTCTGCGGCGCTATCCAGAATCGAACGGACGAGCAGTGCGTTGCGTGGCGCGAGACTGTCCAGAAGAAGTATCGCGGTCACTGCTCGAACCCGATGCGCCGGGACTACCGCGGCCGCGAGCTTACGAACTACAGGCAACTCGTTGAGGACGACCTGAACGACATCCGGCGGTGCGACGCACTGCTGGTCTATTACGATGGCCCGTCCGTTGGCACGTCGATGGAGATATTCTACGCACACCGCATCTTGCGTATGCCTGTCATCGTGATCGACGTGAGTCACGTCAACCGGTCGCCGTGGCTCGTGCGGCACACAGATATCTTCACCTCCACAATCGATGAGGCGATCGCCGTCCTCGAACAGATAACACCGCACAAATGAGAGACGACGCGCTCGGCTTCTTCTGGGAAGACCTGCCAGTTAAAGTCAAGCGCGGCTCGTACGACAGGCCGACTCCGGCCATCCCCGATACCGGGTGGACGGCCCCCACAGAATTCCCTCGCCTGGCTGATGCCAGGTTGCTTGCCATCGACTGCGAAACGAAGGACCCAGCCCTACCCACCCGCGGCCCTGGATTCCGGCGACGCGACGAGGATGCTGCTCACATGGTCGGCCTGGCTGTCGGCACGCCGGACGGGGGGCGCTGGTACTTCCCGATGCGCCACACGATCGCCCCCGAGCAGAACCTGGAGCCGGGTGCGGTGTTGCGTTGGGCGCGTGACAACCTATGCTCGGAAGGCCAAACGAAGATCGGGGCAAACATCGGGTACGACGTCGACTGTCTTTGGTCGGAGGGTGTGCCGGTAACCGGCCCGTTCCTCGATGTCCAATACGCCGAGGCGCTGCTGGACGAGAACCGGCGCACGTACGCCCTCGAGAAGCTGGCCCTGTCCTATCTCGGCGAAACGAAAGTCAAGGACGACCTGCAGGACTGGGCACTGCGGGCCTATGGCGACGACGAGAATTACAGGGCAAACATCTGGCGCTGCCCGCCGTGCCTCGTTGGCCCGTACGCGGAAGGTGACGTGGACCTGCCGTTGCGCATCTACGAGCACCAGCGACCGCAGTTAGAGGCACAGGGCCTGACAGCCCTGTTCGAGCTTGAGTGTGACCTAACGCCGCAACTCGTTCGGATGCGACACCGGGGCGTGCGCATCGATCTTGAATACGCCAAGCGTTTGGACGACGAGCTAACGGTGGCGATCGCTGAGCTCGACGCCAGGCTCGAGGCCATCGCCGGGCGGAAGATCGACGTCAACATCGTGACCGACATCCAGCGCCTGTTCGACGCGGCAGGGATCGCCTACCCCCGCACAGCCAAGACGAACAAGCCGTCGTTTGCCAAGGACTACCTGAACCACGTCAACCACCCGGCTGCGGTGTTGATTGTCGAACGGCGCAAACTCGAGAAGTACCGCAACACGTTTGTCCGGGGCTACGTCCTCGACCTCCACGTCGACGGTCGCCTGCACGCGTTGTTCCATCCGTTGAAGACAGACGAGAACGGAACCGTGTCGGGCCGCTTCTCGTCGTCGCTGCCCAACCTCCAGAACATACCTGCACGGGACCCGGTGTGGGGACCCAAGCTCCGCGCCCTGTTTATCCCGGAGGATGGTGAGGCATGGGGTCGGCACGACTGGTCCCAGATCGAGTATCGGTTCCTCGCGCATTACGCCAGGGGCCGGAGCGGTAACGTTGTGCGGCAGCGGTACAGGGACGACCCGACGACCGACTTCCACAACATGACGCAAGCGCTGATCAAGGACGTGACAGGCACGACGCTGGATCGCAAGCCAGTCAAGAACATTAACTTCGGCTTGTGCTACGGCATGGGCAAGCCAAAGCTAACGCGCGACCTCGGGCTGGATGAGAAGGCCGGCGACGAGCTGTTCAACGCGTACCACACCGGCGTCCCGTTCGTGAAAGCCACTTACGACGCAGCGCAGCAAACGGCGACCTCGCGCGGGTACATCGTGACGATACTTAACAGGCGCGCTCGGTTCCCGTTGTTCGAGCCAGTCTACGGTGACCGCGATAACATCGTCGCCTTACCCGAACACGAAGCGACCTTGAAATACGACGGACGAATTCGCCGTGCGTTTACGCACAAGGCGTTGAACAGGCTTCTCCAAGGATCGGCTGCCGACCTAATGAAGGTGGCCATGCGCGAGATAGACCGCGCCGGTATCGAACGGCAACTCGGTCCGATGCTCCTGACGTGTCACGACGAGACAGGACACAGCGTGCCACCGACGAAAGCGGGGCAGGACGCGCTGAACGAGGTCAGGCACATCATGGAGAGCTGCCTCACACTGCGGGTCCCGATCATGGCTGATCAGAGCATCGGCCCGAACTGGGGCGCATGTAAGTGATCGAGGCGCGCTTCTGGACGGCGCGCCTGCGACCCCTGTTGGTCAACGAGTGCCGGGCGGCTGGGATGCGCTGCCACTTCGAACGGGTGGAGAACGCCGTCGCGGTGGGGACCCCGGACGTCGACTATTGCGTCGCCGGTGTTCACGGCAAGATGGAGTTGAAGTACGCTCCCCGCCACCCGGTTCGCTCGTCAACACCGGTGCTCGGTCGCGGCAACGGGCTGCGGCGATCGCAGATCATCTGGGCAGCGCGTCGCCTGTCGGCAGGTGGGCGCGTGTTCGTGGCGATCGGGGACCCGGAAGGGACCTGGCTGATCGACCTGGCACACCACCCGCTGCCGGTGTGGCCGGAGATCGAGCTATGGACGGCCAGCCGGCTAGGGGAATCCGCCGCCTGGCACAGCTTTCAGCTAATCGGCCCTACCCTACCCCAGGCCATAACTAGAGCGGCCGTGCCGTGGGTGGGTGCCAGGGCGCGCCAGGATGCGCTACAGGCGCCGATCGCTGCCCGGTAGGTGCTACCCTACCGGGGGACCATCCAAAGCTCACCAGAAGCCCAGAAACGCGCCGATGGCGGGGGCGGCGAAGATGGCGGACAGGCAGGCGATCGCGGCTGCCCAGTAAAGGCGGTCACGCCATCGGTAGCGGATCAGCGTCCGGGTGTACGGGCCGAACACGGTGCCATACCGCTCGCACGGAAAAGCCTCGGCCAGTGTTCGGGGGTGACGTCTGGTTGTGTTGTTCATTGCTTTACCTCCATGTGAACGGGTTTGGGCCACGCGTGCACCCCGGACCAATAGTCGCGGACGTGTTTGATCTTGACCAAGTAGAACTCACAAGGCCCGAGGGTGTAGCGCGTTTTCTGTTCGAACCCGTCGATCGCCCGGTAGACCGTCGACGGGTGGGGATAGTACATCGCCCGGTCTGGATCGTTGGTGAGTCGCCGCCCGCGAGTGGCAACCCACTTCCGGCCGTCGGCCGTCTTGATCAACAGTGCGTAACCCATAGTCTACTCCTTCGACTGGACGCTGGAGGCAAACTGGAGCGTCTGCCCGAGTTGGAACATGGCCGCGGCGACACCGGGCACGTAGACGTTACACATGAACGAGCCGGAGTGGTGGTTCACCCAGTTGATCGCGCACATGGCGGCTCCGATCGGTGCGTCGTCGTACTGCGTGGCGCACATCACCCGGAGCTCGAGCTTACCGCCGTTCCAGGGCATGCTCGTCAAGTACGCCTCAACGTCGGTGAACTCCCCGTCCAGCTCCCACCGGAGGGCCTGGCCGACGGCCGGAGCGACCTCGAAAATCTCGGTCGTCAGGGCAACGATGTGAATGCCCATCGTGACGGTGTTGTTGCGGGACATGTTCAGAGCGCCTTGATGTCGGAGACAGGGGAGAACTTCAACCCGCCGCGCGGGCCGATGAAGGCGAGCAGCAGGTACGACTTTTCGAACCAGCGCAGGTCGTTGTTGTTGGAACCGGAGATCATGATCTCGCCGGAGTCGAGTTGCTCAGTCTTGAACGTCCAGTTGCCGTCGTGCTTGTACAGGTAGCAGACCCGGTCGGTAAGGACACGTGCGATGTTGTTTTGCTTGGCGTTCATTTTGGACCTTTCTGGGGTGGATCGGTAGCGAGTGAGTGAATACTAGGGGCAGGAGCTCATGATGTCAACGAGTTCCAAACCCTCTGAGGGTTTACAGGTCAACCAGCCGACCGTCGGGGAGGACGGCGCAGTCGCCGAACTCGACAACCGAGAACCTGCGGGAGAGGCCGAACTGCTTGGTGGCGGTGGCAGCACAGACACCGGCCAGGGCGCAACCGGCCAGGAACATGGCGCGCGTTGCATCCGGGTTGACAGCAGCTACGGTCCGCAGCACCTTGGTCGTGCTGAACCGGCCGCCGGAAAAGAACTGCTCGTCGGTGCGATCGCCCATGTAGAACTCGAGGTCGTCGGCGATGCTGAACGGTGTTGTCACTTGTGTTCTCCTGCTGCGGTGAACACAGTGTACCGCGTCCGTGAGTCCGATGCTCGAGAAGCCCTCAAGCTCAGGAGGATACAGACTCAGATCACACCGATGTAGCTGTACGGATAGGCGGGAGCACCGGTCTCAACAATCAATTCTTGTTTGACCTCGCTCCCGGTCGCCCAGTTTAGCTCACCATTGAAGTTTATCGTGATGGCTAGAGCGCCGATGGTGATCGTCGGGGCGCGGAACTGCCCCATGTATTGACCGCGGCCGTAAGCGAATGCGAACGTGCCGACAGGATTGCTGTCGTTTGGTAGGAGGTTGCCGTATGGCACGATGGCCGTGCCCGAGGTATACGCTCCGGTTGAGGCCGGGGTCGTCGGTCCTGCTGTCGATACGGTCGTGCCGCACATGACGGCGTGAGCCCTAGTGGACGTCCACCCGTCGTCTGCTGAAGACTCGATCATGAGGTACGAAATAGAACGCGCTACTACGTCAACAGCGATCACGTATGCCGAGGTCGTTTCGCCGGTTAGCCCCCAGACCGGGACGGTGCCAGAAATGTGCGAGTTAACGTCATACGACGTGTGCAGAACGGTGGAGCCACCAATGGTTACTGACGCCTCGCCTGACGCGTACCAGACTTCGCCGACGTACCCGCCGCTGCCGCTGCGCTGCACAACGCACTGCACTTCTGTGTCACCGTCGTATTCAACGCCGAGCACGTAACTCTCGTTGTCGCTGCCGCCAGTGATCGCGTCGCTATAGGTCATTTCCGGCGTGCAATCGCCGTCGCGCGTGTAGCGGACGAGGTTGTACGGCCAGACCGTACTTGACCACACCATGCCGACAGCTGCGGTGGCCGAACTATTCCAGAACACCGAACAGTAATTGGTTCGAGACTCATTCGTGAACTGACCGATGCTCGCCCTCCACGTTTGCGGCAACCACGATGAGACGAGCTCGGCGACGCTCGGGAACGTTAGCGTTTGGTCTTCGCGAATACGGTACAGCTTTTCTCCGGTCGCCGGTGTCGTAACGTGATCGCGGCACTGCGCGTAAATCCACACGACACCGTCGGCGTCTTCTTCTGCAAATGCGCCGTGGACCGGGTATGGAAAGTAATACGTGCGGCCGAGCCAGTACACACTGACAGAGTCTTGGACCGGGAGCTTGCCAATGTGTTTACCGACGCGCCCGTGCCAGCTCACCGTGCGTACAGTAGAGCCGACTCGCCCGGTGCCTGTCCAACTGGTGTTCGCGCCGCCCTGTACGTTTGGGCGCCACAACCACGGCGACCCCTCTGTGCGCCGAACAAAATTACCGGAGTCGAAAGACCAGCCCTGACCCCAGTAGCACGACTTCGGGCGCGCCGCGAAACCGATGACGGTCGGCGCAGCGAAGTCGCGTGTCGGAAACATCACGACTACGTTATCGTCTTCCTCGAAGGCGTAGCTGTCGCACGTCATGTACGTGATCGGGACGTTCAGCAACACCGGGTCTTCTGGGTTCACGTTTAGCGCTTGCGCACTCGACGTTGCGGCGTCCAGTGTGACAGTCGCTGTGTGCTCTGTGTAGTCGATGTCGCTAATGATTCCGGTTCGATACGTTGGCAGCCAGCGTTGCCAGCCGGGCAACGCAGCGTAATTCCAATATGCCTGTTCTGGGGAAGTGACCGCCGTATCGGTCGAAACACCATCAGCCGACACCGGTGGGCGGCAGCCAGCAGCAATCAAAACTCTGTCTGTTTCGCCGATAATTTCCACGGTCGCAACCTCACCGGTGCCGTCCTCGGTCAGGTCCACGCACCAGGCATCGCGCGACTCCGTGAGCGTCAGGTTTTGCAGTCTGGCCTGTTCGCGCTCGGCCTGCGTCTTCTGCGAGGTCAGCAGATCGCGCTGGATGCGCAGCGGGGCGCTTTGCGACTGCGCCTGCAGGTAGGCTTTCTGCGCCGCCTCCCATGCTTCCAACTCGTCGGCCCAGTCATCCGAGTTCTGGCTTGTCTGCATCGCCAGGACGTAGGCCGCGATGGCCGCGTTCACATCTGCGCGACGGGCAGCCTCGACAGCCAGCGCGGCATCGTAGGCCGCCTGCATTGCCACGATGTCGGACGTGAGGCGCGCAATCCTTGCCGTCTGCACAGCGGCCAGCGCATCG